GGCCGGGAAGCCCTCCACGGGAGCGCGGTGGAAGCGGTGTCCGTCCGTCGCCTCAGCGACTCCGTCCTCTCGGACGTGGATCCCGCAGAGCACCCCCTTGGCCCGCATCTCATCCCTGGACGCTGCGAGCTTGACCCACTCCAGGTCGGTGAGCATCTTGGCCATCAGATCGCTATCTCCTCCGGCCACACTTCCTCGCCGTACTCAGCGAGGGCGTCGGCCGCCTTGTCCGCGCAGTGCCCGCAGAGGCGGTCGCGCATGACGATTTCCAGGGCTGTGAGTGCTCCCATGCACTCGGGGTTGGTGCAGCGGTAGGCGGCGCCGGCGTCTATCGCCTGGCGCGGTGTCTCCTCGATCGGCTGCCCGTCGTCGTAGAGCACGACCGGCACGTCCAGCACCAGGTCGACGGACGTCGGCAGGTCGTGCGGTAGGGGAGAGGGGAGGGCGGCGAGCTTCGCCTCGACCAGCCGCATCTCGTTGATCCGGCGAATCTCGCGTGAGCCCGGAATCCCCCAGGAACTCTCGAAGTAGTTGATCTTCTCGGCCAGCCCGCGACGGGTGCCCTCCAGCCGCTCGCGGTAGGGCTTCATCGGTCGTCCCAGGGATCGGCCTTCGGCGGCTGCGGGTCGAACGTCTCGGCCAGGCGGGCTGTCGTGCTCTCCGCGATGTAGCGCCTGGCGTCCTGCTCGGACATGGCCTTGTAGAACGTCACCTCGTTGGGCTTCTCGTCATCGAACTTCTCGATCACCCACCAGGTCATCTCTGTCTTGTCGGCCATCTCCTGGGCCTTGTCCGCGGCCAGGACGTAGTCGTCTGGACCGTAGGTGAAGTAGGTCATCGGTCGCACTGGTTGTCGAGCAGGGTCCCGAGCGGGTCGCTGCCGTCCGCGTTGATGAACAGGTCACGTCCGCATGCGCAGGTGGCGATCCAGACGCGGGGGCTCGACACGGAGGCGGGCATCAACTCGGCGTCGTGACCGAGGAGCGTGAGGTGGTCCTGGGTCGAGCCCAGGGCCTCCGGGATCAGGGTGGCGTCGACGTACTTCACCGGCCCCCCCTCAGCTCGGGGAAAATGGCCCACGCGCGCTCGCAGCTGCGAACGGTGCGGAACAACTCATCGAGCTGGGCGTCGAGGCTGTCGTGCCACTCCTCCGGCGTCAGGTGGAGGGCGGAAATGCTCGCGGCGTAGCTCCTGGGGGCCTGGCCGGTGGGATCGTGGAACTCTGCTGGTCGAGCGTCGAAGTAGGCGCGCAACGCGGCGAACGTCCGTCTGATGCGGTTCATGAGTAGTCGCCCTCCCGCTTCGGGTTCACGACGCGCCCGGTCCGCTGCAGGAGCTCGACCAGCTTCGGCAGGCAGTCGACGTCGTCCCATACCGGCTCGGTGTTGAGGACCTGGGACATCTCGAACAGCGCCTCCGCATCGGTCAGCGTCGGCGCGGGCTGGACCATCTCAGTCCTGTCCATGTAGGCGCGGACGGTGTGCGGCGCCGCCTCGACGATGGGCGCACGGTGCTCGGCTATCACGGTCTCTTCCTCCTGACTCACTTCCCGGGGTGGCACCCGGGTCTGACTACATTGTATGCGATCTCATGCGTGATGCGATCGCATCTTTCCTCGTGTCTCCGCACGCCGTCGGCGCTTCCGCGAGTGGGCGGGGCAAGTCCAGCCGCACGCCTCTCCCTGCTGGTTGACGTGGATCACCCAGCCGGCCTGCAGGCGCTCCTCCAGCGGCGGGGCGATTGCCCCGCAGCTGGAGTCCTGGCAGAGGCCGGACGTTCCGGTCGTGAAGGTGGAGGTGGTCATGCGGCCACCGCCGGCTCGACGCCCAGGGCGATGTCCATGAGCTCGACCCAGAGCTTTGAGGTCTCGACCTCGCCGCCGTTGATGACGGCCGCTGTCTCCAGGGCCTTCTTCTGGCAGCGCTCAGCCATCTTCCGGTCGACCGTCTGGTCCGCGTAGAGGTGGTGGATCACCACGTCGTGGTCCTGTCCACCGCGATCGACGCGGGCCGCGGCCTGGTCGATCTTGCCGCCGTTCCAGTACGTCTCCACGATGGCGACGTGGTGCGCTGCGGTGAGGTTGATGCCCTCGCCCCCCGAGAGGAGCTGGACCACGATCACCATGCAGCGGGGATTGGTCTGGAACTCGCGGATCGACTCCTGCTTCTGCGCTGGGGTCATTCCGCCGTAGATGCTGGCGGGGCTCCACGGCGCGAGCTTCTTCATGAGGTAGGCGCGGCTCTCTTCGTGGCAGGTGAAGAGCACCAGCTTCTCGCCGCTCTCGATGATCGTCTCGGCCCACCTGGCGGAACTCTTGAGCTTCACGCGGACGGTGGCCTCGCGCAGCTTGTTGAGCTTGACCAGGGCCTCTCCGTTCATCCCGCGCTTCCAGCGCTCGCCCCAGCCGTCCCCGAACTTGCCCTGCAGCTCCGTCGCGTACCAGGTCTGGAACTCGCGAAGGCAGCGTTCGTAGTCGGCCATCTTCGTCTCGTCGGCCTCCATGATCTCGACCTGCTCGATGCGGTTCTGAAGCTCCGCGTCCATGGCTCCGGCGATCCACTCGTAGCCCAGCCCCTCGAGGATCGAGCGGGCCTCGGCCAGGTGCTCCTTCGCAACCATGTTCCCGGACTGGCCGCTGACTCTCAGCCGGTCGGGGAGGTGGAAGCTCGGCACCTTGTCGAGCGGGAGCACGTGCTGCTGCGGGTCCATGACCTGCGAGCGCTTCGGCCGCTGCAGGTAGCACCCAAGCTCGCGCAGCTTGCGGTTGAACTCCTGCTTGTCCTCCGGCGATCCGTGGACGTAGCGAGCCTCGGCCGCGTGGCCTGATCCGAAGTGGGTCAGGCAGTCGAGGATCTTCAACTGCGGGAACGCCTCCGCCGTCCGGTTGAGGACGAAGGTGCCGGTCATGCCGGTGAGGAACGGTGGGCTGACGGCTCCGATGATCTCGTTGACGACCTTCGTCCGCATCGCCTCTGGGTTCTTGCAGGCGTGGAACTCGTCACAGGAGATCGCCGCCCAATTGCGCATCGACAGGAACATCGAGACGTCGTTGAGCTCGTCCTCGGTGCCCTTCTGCCAGCGCAGGATGTCGTAGTTCGCCACGACCAGGTCGCCCATGATCATCTGGGCGTTGATGCCGTCGAGGACCTGAACCGAGAAGTCAGGCACCAGGGGCTCGGCCACGTTCCAGCACCGGTGCATCCGGTCCCACGTGGCGGCCTCGCCGTCCGGGCCCGGCCTATGCGCAGGGTGGCGGTGGTCCTTGTCGGGCGCCGCGTCCGGGCATGAGGCCTCGCGGCAGACAGGTCCGCGCCGGCAGTCAGGATCGATGCAGCGCCCCAGCCAGTGATGCGCCTCCAGCTCCCAGTTGAGCTTGATGCCTGCCGGGCAGATCACGAGCATGCCCTTGCGGCCGAGGATGCCGGTCGTGAAGGCTCCCGCGCGGTAGGCGGAGAGGAGGTCGGTCGCGGTCTTGCCCGTTCCCATGTCATCTCCGATCAGGACGCCGCTGCCCTCGCCGGTCGTCAGACGCTCGGCCATCCCGGCGAGCACGTACTCCTCACCGGCCTTCTGGGCGTCGAACATGCGGGGATCGGTCGCCTCCCACTCGGCGGAGGGCTCGACCGCTCGGCTCATCTTCGCAAAGCGCTCGGCCTTGCCGAACAGCTCCTCGAAGCGCTCGCCCACCTGGGCCTCGACCGCGAAGTCCTCCGTCCGCTCGATGAACTTCGCCATCGTGCGAGCACTCGATCCGTCGGGCGGTACCAGGGTCACGCGGACTCCGTCGATGACCTCCACGCGCCGCCCGGCCAGCATCGACCGCTGGTCCTGGTACTGGTTCCACTCAGGCTGCGATACGTGCTGGACCTTGACCGAGAACCAGCCAGCGTACACGCCCTCCTTGACCACGCTGACCTCGCGCACCGGCTCGGGTGCGATCGGCTCGGGAGGTGGCTTCATCCCGGAGAAGTCCAGGCCGGCGCGCTCCAGTTGCTTCCTGTACCTGTGCAGCTTGTTGTAGGCGCGTAGCCGGTCCCACGGATTCAGCCGTCCTGCCTGCGCCTTCGCCGCGAGCCGGTGCCCGATGTCGCTGTCGAATCCGCTCCAGCCGATCCCGTTGTCCTCTCGCGCCCGGTCCTGATCAGCCGCGGTCAGGACCATGAGGCACTCCTCGACCGACGTCGGCTGGAGCACAGGGCCCTCCGGCTCGGGAGGTGGGGGAGGTGGCTTCGGCTTGGAGGTGCTCGCGCCTCGACCGATGCGCAGTTTGAGCTGCATCCGGGACGTCTCCTCTGACTCACTGTGGCCGGGTGGCACCGGCCAGGGCTATATGGTGCTACGAACGGACGTCCGTGTCTACCTGATCTCGTCGAGCCACTTGCTGTGACTCAGGCGCTCTCGCCAGTAGGCGATGGTGTCGACTGGGATCGGCTCCTCGGTCAGCGGATCGACCCGAACCTCATGACGCCGGCGCCGCCGCCCCTCCAGGAGCGCGAGGAGCCGGTCCTCGTCCTCCACGGTCAGCGCTCGCAGGTATTCGTCGCCGGACTCCAGCACAAGCCGCCCGTCCTCCATCAGCTCCAGGGTGAAGCCGCTGCCGTAGTCGGGCAGGGTCAGTTGCTCGCCGGTCGCGTTCCACACCTCCTCGCCGGGCATCACGCCACCTCCATGCGCTCGGCGCGCAGCTGCTCGTGGTACTCGCTCAGGGCCTCTGCCATCCGCGGCCGCATGGTCCTGTTCCACCATTTCGTCGAGCCTTCCTGGAGCTCGTTCGTGGTCGCGGGCCTGGGGGAACCTCCCCGGCCCCGCGAGACCTTGAATCGCCTCTCCCTGCCTACCGGCCTCATCTTCGAGTCGGGGCCGATGTGTCCGGTCAGGATCACCACTGCCTCCAAGCCTCGAAGAGGTGCCCGAACAGGCGCACCGCGAATCCGGTCGAGCCGTCAGCGTTCCACGTCCAGAATCCGAACACGTCTCACCTCCGCATGTCGGCCAAATCGAGGGCCGCGCTCGCCGGACCATAAACCCCAGGTCCGGGCTCGGTTTCGCCATCAACTCCTCCCGGCTCGCGCCAGGCCGCGCAGGGCCTCCGCGACCTCTCGCCGCACCGCGACCGGGTGCCTGCTCGCCAGCTGCTCGGCAGCTTCGCGCTCCGCGATCCGGTCTGACTTCGTCACAAGCTCGACGCGTGGCCGGTATGCGCTCACCGGTCCGCATGGGAGCCGCGTGGCGTCGAGGCCGCGCTCGACCTCGTGCTTGGGAGCAGGCGCCACGCGCACCTTGAGCGCTCCGGACTTGAGAGCATCCGCCGCGTTGGAATGGGACGCCGCGAGGAGCGCCGCGAACTCGGAATACGTGCCGGCCTGGGAAACGATCACGTCGGACCTCCTGAGACTGCGGGGGAGATGGGGCGGGCACGTTGCCCGCCCCGATCAGAGGAGTGAGGTTCTACTCCAGGTCCTCGCCGTCCTCGTCCTCCGCGTCCTGGTCCTCGTCGAGGTCCAGGCCTGCGGCCTCCAGGGCGGCCGTGTGGTCGACGTCCTCCGGCTCGGCGACGGGCTCGGTGCCCTCGGTCTCGCCTTCCGCGATCGCTGCCTGAAGGGCCGCGGCGGCCTCCGCGACCTTGGCCTGAGCCTTGGCCGCCTGCTCGGCGCGATTCTGGATCACGCGGTCCTCCATGTCCGCCCACATGGCGTCCATGACCATCTCTTTGAAGTCCGCGGTCGTCGCCGCGACCTTGAACGCCTCGCGGGTCTTGTCGACGGACAGGCCGTCCTTCTCCGCCTGGCGGAGGGTGGACGCGATGAGGGCGTACCGCTGCGCGTCATTCTTCGGCTTGGATGCCGCGCCGCCAGCGGAGGGGAGGACAGGCTTCGTCGCGTACAGGTGGACGAACTCGGAGGAGTAGACCTTGACCTTCTCCTTCGAACCGGGAACCTGCATGATCGCGGGTGCTCCGCTCAGGACTCCCTGGTGGACGTAGTGCTCAACCCCGGCCTCGGTCAGGCCCTCGACCATCGATGCCTGGACGGACTCGGAGAGCTCGCCCTCGGAGGGGAGGTACTTCTCCATGCCCTGGAAGGCTTCGATGACCAGGATGCGGTAGACCTTCCGCTCGATCTGATCGCGGTTGAAGCGGGGCGCAACGGCTGTGTACTGATCTGCCATCGAAAACTCTCCTCTGATCACATGTGGGCCCGTGGCAGGGCCGGATGTTGAATGTGCGCGGTACCTGCCGCGCCAGCTGGCCCGTCAAACCCAGGGCCAGGCTCGTGTCGGTCGCTAGCGCGTCGTGGTGCTGTAGATCACCTGTCCGGAGTATCCGGTCCTGACGGTCGCGTCCTGGCCGTGCCGCCTGGCCCAGACCCGAGCCTCGCTCTCCGCCTGGCACAGGTTGTTCCACTGTCCTACGAACGATCCGCTCTCGCTCCTCACCGCGTACATCGTCTCTGCGCTCGGCTTGCCGTTCGTGCTGTTCATTGGTACCCATTCTAACCACGTCGCAGCGGCGTGTGGGCCGTTTTGGGAGCAACTTGTCCCGGAAGTTGCAAAGAGTTGTTAAGACGTACGGGTGTTTGGGGAACGGGCGTTCTGGGGCTCTCAGATCGAGCGTACGGCCACGGATGGGCGGCTGGCGGGGATGGCTCGCGCTACGCTCCCGCGTCCGGCTCCGTGGCCGTGTGCGCTCCGTGTGCGCCCGTACGCTCGCACCCGCGCGCGGTGGTAGACGTCCCCCCCGTCCCCGGTAGCCCGTCAAGCCACGTCCGTGGCGGATCGGGCAACCCCAACGGATCGCTCCCGTACCGAGAGCGCTCTCTGTCTCCTCTTCGTCAAGTGGATACGTAGACAGCAAGCGGACCGGCCCGAAAGACCGGGCATGCCCGCTTGCTGATGTACCTGTCAGGAACGGTGTAGTAGTAACCCCGGATATCGCACACGCGTACGCGCGAATTGGACGCACGTACGCGGGGGAGCAATTCCAGAAACGAAAGCGACGCATACATAAACGAAACTATGGCGCCCGCAATCAATATGTAAAGCACTACTTTACGTAATTGGAGCAAACCCATATCCAGACATCGAGCCATGCCTGAGTACAGATGTGGGTATTCAATAGCCGTCATGTCGAGCCTGGCTTTACATATCCACACGCCACGCATGCATGCACGCACATGATGTCGAGCTCCCACTTGGCAGACCACCACCACGTGGGAGCCAACCGCCAATTTGAGACCTGCCAATATTCACCACGCAACAAGATGAGGAGCCTCAGCACAAGCCGGCCACCTGCCGTACGCCTGTTCGGGGCCGGGGGGGCTTTTTATATGCCGCGGTGTGTCAAAAACAGGAAAGGGGTCCCTCCTCTCTCGACTGAAGAACTTCCCAACATCCTCAATTCCTGAAAATCCTGAACCAACATCCTGATGAGAAAATGGCATACAATGCATGCCAATGGCAGACAACGACAACCGCATGATAGTGAGAGTGCCAACCGCGCTACGGGAGCGACTGCACAAGCGGGCGCAGGAGAACGGGCGCCCGGATGCTGCTGAGGTCCGGCTGGCGCTCGAGAACTGGGATGAGTGGGCCGCAGACTCCGATTGGGTCCGCCGGCGCAGGGGAGAGGAGCACTCGGTCCCGGAGCTCCTGCCGAGAGCGGAGCAGCGCCGAGCCGAGATCGACGCTATCGACAAGGCCACTGCCGTCGCCAGGTACGAGCGGGAGAAGAAGGCCGCGCTGGGCATCGAAGATTGAGCCACGTCCACCCCGGTGCCACCCGGGCCAGTGAGTCAGGAGAGAACCATGAGCAAGCCGAAGCGCGCCGTCGTCGGCAAGACGACCTGGCGTAGCTACTCCGCCGAGCTGGGGGTCTGGGCGATCACCGTCATAGCCATGGGCGTGAGCTACTTCGCCCAGGTCGCCAGCGTCTCGACCCTGGGCTACACCCTCTGGGAGGCCCGCGGGGTCGGAGCGATCACCGACCTGGGCGAGCTCGTCGCCGTGTTCCTCGCCCGAGAGTCGGCCACCCGCAACACGCCCAGCTGGGGCGCCTGGGCACTCGCCGCCTTCTGCGCGGGCACCTCGATCCTGTTCAACGTCTTCCACCACGTGGGCAACCCGCTCGCCTTCTACGCCCACACGTTCCCCCCGCTCCTCGCCCTGGGCTGCTGGTACTGGATGCTCCACGGCCGGCATGCGAAGTGGAACCCTGCCCAGGCGATCGCTGACCACCTGCCCAACCGTGAGCAGGCGCAGCCCACCCAACCGCCCACCACCCGCGACCAGGACCTGCCCAAGGATCCGCCCAAGCGGCTGCCCAAGGGCAACGAGTCTGGGCAGGTGGGCGATGGGCAGACCGACAAGGGCAACACCGCCCGACCCACCCAGCCGGGCGCCGCCCAGCTGGCCGCGGAGGCCCTGGGCCAGCCGTGGACTTCCGGCAAGAGCGACGCCGCGATCGCCAAGCATCTGGGCATCGGCACCTCCACCGTCCAGCGCGTCCGGTCCTCCCTGCAGGCCGAGGGAGAAGCCGCATGAATCTCGTCGATCACGTCTGCGAGTTCTGCCACGAGTGGAAGCCGTGCCTCGAGCTGGTGGTCGAGATCCATCGCGCCACGGGCCGCCAGGAGCCCTCTTGGGCCATCGCCGAGAAGGCGTGCCCCGAGTGCTGGGGGCGCGCCGGAGTCCGCGATTACATCAACGATTGCCGCAGGGATAACGGCTTGGAGCCGATCCCCGAATGCGTGATGTGAGCACACATCTGATGCGCTCGCATCGTGCGCATGAGTGATACGATGTAGGAGCTTCATCGCGGACTGCTACACCCGCGACACGACCAAGGCCCCGTCCAGGTTTCTCCCCTGGACGGGGCCTTTCCTTTGCCCCCAGCCTGGGATTCCTGCCTCGCGCACATGCGCAGTTCTGCGCGCGCGCGCGTGGTGAGCAACCGCAAGCGGCCCGAACCGGTCCGCCCCAGGGGGCTCCTGCCAGAAAGTTTGTTTGCAAACTATTCGATGCTCCTGCTAAAGTCCGCGGCGAGTCATGGAGAGCCGGACGCAGGGTGCCACCCCTGCCCCGATAGCCGTGTGCGACCGTGCCCAACCCGGGTGAGGTTCAGCTCTTTCAGGAGCTGTTCGTCCGCCGGGAGCGCCGGTGGCGCGTTGCGCCTGACCGCGCCCAGAGCCTCCTCAAAGACCTGAGAGGCCGGGCGAGGACGCGGAGCTACCACGTCCAGACGGTCTACCTCGCGCACCCAGGGAAGCCCGGCGTCAACTGCCGCCTACGCCGCTACAACGGCGCCGGTCCCTGGTTCTACGAGGAGAAGACCAAGGTCGGCCGGACGGTCCACAAGGAGCGCTCCCGAGCCAACCGGGCGGAGATCGCCAAGCAGGGCTTCACCCCCCTGGCCGTCGTCCGCTACCACCGCACCGAGTGGGAGCACGAGGGCGTGCGCATCACCGTCGACCGCAACGTGCGCAGCTTCGCCGGCGAGAAGGACCGCAAGCCCGCGGCCCAGCTCAAGCACCACATCGTCGAGGCCAAGACCATGGGCAAGCCGCCCACCTGGCTCCACCTGAGCAAGCCCAACTGGAGCTCGAAGCTCGGGTGGGCACTCCGATCCATCCCCGCGAAGGAGGCGGCTTGAGCAAGATCTCCCGGAAACACTGGACGGCCTACTGGGGTCTGGTCTTCATCGGTGCCGTCGCGGTCGCTGGGGTCGTGATCCTCGGCCGCGCCCTGTGGGGCTGGCTATGAAAGGCTGGGGCTCGGTCGGCCGGTCTGCGGCCTTCCTGCTGCTGGTCTGCGTGACCGCTCCATTCGCCCTCCTCGGCATCGCTGTGGTCCTCGCCATGGTCGCCCTGTATGTGGCCGCCGAGGCGATCGTCAAGAACGCGACGCGGGTCGCCGCACTGGCCCTCGTCGCCGTCGCCGTCGTCGTGATCCTGGTCCTCCTCGGCTACGTCCACGTCCGATGAAGCTGCGCACTCGCATGCGGCTGACGCGGGTAAACGCCGCCCTCGACCTGGCGATCAAGGTCCTCGGCGTCGCCTGCCTGCTCATGGTCTTCGTGCTCGCCGTGGGGGAGGTCGTGATCAAGGCGATGGGCCGATGAGCGCCGCACGCGTCGCCTTCGACCTCGACGGGACCGCGCTGGCCTTCCCGGAGCTCCTGGGCCCGATCGCCAAGGGGCTGCGCAAGGCGGGATTCCAGGTCGGGATCCTCAGCGAGCGAGACGAGTCCAAGGAGCAGGCATCCCTCGAGGAGTGGGACACGGCCGGCTATCACAAGCCGGACTTCGCCTTCTTCCGCGCCAAGGGTGCGCCGCACCAAGACCCGAAGGAGTGGAAGCCCGAGCAGATGAAGCTCCACGGGATCGCTGCCCTGCTCGACGACTTCGACGGCGAGTACGACGGCCAGATCCTGCTTCTAATCCCCGCCAAGGAGGACGTCAAGCCGTGAGGAGCAAGTTCCGGCTCCGACAGTCCCCGGAGGTCGATGCGATCTACTTCGACGGCAAGAACGGCGAGGACATCCGGGAGTTCCTGGGCTTCTGCAGGAGAGGGACCGCGGCCGTGTCGGCCTTCCCGATCTGCAAGGGCTACACCACCGCCCCGAGGACATCTCTGTCTACCGATAGCGACCTGTGGATCGAGCCGTGGGAAACGCCGACGTTCGTGCTCGAGCCTCACTACTGGCTGCTACACATCGAGCGCGGCGGCAAACATCTCTTCTGGCACCTCGACGACCTGACGTTCCATGCAGCCTACGAAGGGGTGGGGCTGCGCTGTCGGTGGCGCAGCGACGGGAGGCGGTGCTGATGAGGCAGCGCAACGCCACCGGGGCGATCTCCTTCGCAGCTGCTGCGGGAGCCGCGGCCCTGCTCTCTGCGCTCGCCGCGAAGAAGGGGATCGAAGCAACGCCCGCCGAGGACACCGCGTTCTACGGCTCAGCATCGCTCGCCCTGGCCGGGTCGGTCCCCTTCCTCGCCTACGAGAGCGCCGCCCTCTGGACGGCGTGGAAGCCCATTACTCAGCGCACCAGGCAGACGTGGCACACGCATCCCTGGTGGATGGGCATTGGCCTGATCGCGGCCGGGTCGCTGATCGGGCACCTCTTCTGGGGTCCTCCCGATACACGGGCGGACGACACCTCGCCATAAGGAGCACACGCATGCAGTTCAGCGACTTCGTTCACATCCCCGTCAAGGTCAGGGCGACCGACGTGATCACCACCTACGACGGCCTGCTCGCCGATCTGGACGGGCTGGGGATCCCGGCGCGGGCGATCACGACCGGAATGGCCGACGCCCCGCAGGTCGAGGTCTTCAACAGCACCTCGCGGAAGTGGGAGCCGGTGGAGCTCAACTCGCGCGTCGTGGAGACGGCCAAGGGCGCCCTGCCCGTGCCGGACGCCTCGTTCGCGCAGAGCTTCACCCCCGCACCCGCAGAGGCCGCCGCCGCGTGAACCTGACCGCTGAGGAGCTGGGCGACGCCGCATTCGGCGGCTTCGACGGGCTGAGCGGCACCATGGGGGTGCTGCTCGGCCTGATCGCCACGCATGCCTCGCCGGGGATCGTCCTCGGTGCCTGCGCAGCGGGCGCCGCGGGGAACGCGGTGAGCATGGCGTCAGGCCAGTACCTCGGCGACAGGGGAGGGCCGGGCCGAGTCCGGCGGGCCGCAGTGATGGGGGTAGCAACCTTGCTCGGAGCGCTCGCGCCCGCCCTCCCATACGCACTTCTCCCGGGTGCGCTCGGGATCGCCCTGGCCGCGGTTGTGATCGGAGCCGCCGCCATCGTCATCTCGCATCTGCGCCCTGACCACGCCGGGATCCGCGCCTACGCCCAGACCTTTGCCCTGCTCATCGCCGCCGGCGGGGCGGCATGGGGAGCCGCACATCTCGGAGGACTCGCCTGATGGCCGCGTTGGGGGCGATCCTGAACGTCCTCGGCATCACGAACGTGAGTGGCCCCTGGTACGCGTGGTGGAGCGGGGTCGCTGGAGATCTCGGCCTCCTCGGGGCGGCGTTCACGCTCTACTGGCGCCACACCTGCCACATCAAGGGGTGCTGGAGGGTCGGTCGGCACCAGGTCGACGGGACGACCTGGGTTGTCTGTCGAAAGCACCATCCGGAAGATGCCCCGACTGCCGCAGAGGTGGCGGCGCAAGGAGTTGGCGATGCCTGACCGCTTCACCGGCGGCCCGCTCGCCGGCGTCGCATTCGAGCTCGACGCGCTCTACTTCGGAGCCGCCTGGGAGAACACCCGGCGCTTCAAGGACTGGTCGGAGCGCAACGCGGCCCACGTCTCCCGGCAAACCTCCGAGGGGGTCGAGGAGCCGGCGGACCTGCCCCGGCCCGCCGCGCTCTGCACCTGGGAGTGGATCGCAGAGCTGAGCCAGCTCGACGTCCCCGAGTCGACGAGCAACCCGTTCGCCGCGATCAACTTCCGCCTCGACGTGCTGCGCGCCCTGTCCACGCTCCCGAAGTCGCACCTGGCCGCGTTCGTCGCGCTCATGGACGGATACGGCGTCGAAGGGATGCGCATCGACCTCGACGAGATCGCCCGCGTGATGGCCCCGGAAGGCCGCCGCCCATGGGATGCGGGCAGCGTCCGGCACGCGCTCAAGCGAGCCTCGAGGACCGTGCGCCGCGAGGCCGCGCCGATCGCCACCAAGACCTCCGCAGCGCGCACCGCGGAGCGCGAAATCGCGCGGATCCGGCGGGAACGAGCCCGTTTTCAGGCCAAAACCGGCCCAAATCGCACCACTACGTCCCGAAACCGGCCAAAAACACGCCTGGAGCAGCTGGATTGGACTGTTTTGCCCCCCTCCTGAACTGCGCGGACGACCACGACCGGCCGATAACAGATACACGGCCTCCAGCAACCTTGCGCGAGTTCATGCGCTGGGCCAAGGAGCGCGACCCTATCGGCTACTTCCAGGTCCTCCGCCGCAACCCGGTCAACCAGCACATCGCTCGCGACGAGAAGTCCCACGAGGTCGAGCTCGAAGCCGACGTCCACCGCATCGACCGATTCGCCTACCAGCGGTGGGCCGAGGGCGCCTGGGAGTGACCAACGAAGAGACGCGCCTCTGGTTGGGCGGCATGAGCCGGCGCCAGGTGGCGGAGAACATCGGTCGCCTGACCCGTCCCTGGCCGATGCCCCGCCACGGTGGATTCAGCAAGGTCCGGCCCGGGCGCTTCATCTGCGACCGGCACTGGCAGCAGATCACCGACTCTTGGCGGCGGGCCGACCCGATCCTCCCCATGAGCGTGACCAACGGCCTGATGACGGCCTGCTTCCTCTGGGACGAGAACCCGCGCCGCAACCGCCCCGACTACACCCCTGAGCCCGTCACCCATGCCTGCTGCCGCCTCAACGCGTCCGGCTGGGACGGCCTCATCCGGCTCTGCCGCCGCAGCGCCGTCGAGTCACTCCCCGAATCCGCCCCAAGGAGCGCCTGAATGTCCTTCTCGATCTCCGTCTCCGACTCCACCCCCGACACCCTCGAAGAGCTGGGCCACGCCGCGATCGCCGAGGCCCGCAGGGGTTGGAAGGCGTGCTTCACGCGGCCTGGCGGTCGACTGCCGGACGAGATCGAAGAGGAGATGCACGAGGCCCAGATGTCGGCCGCGGCGAAGGCTCTCGGTGCCGCCCTCTGGCTGGTCAAGGAGCAGGGGCTCCAGCGGTTCAGCGTGAGCCTGTCCGGTCACGGGAACCCGTTCCCCGGCAAGCCGACCGGCAACTGGTCGCAGGACCACTTCTCCGTGTACGTCGCCGCGATGCCGGTCGAAGAGCCGGATGGCGACGTCTGCGAGGCGTGTCAGTGAGTAGCTCCCGCTTCCTCTGCCCCCATTGCGGAAGCGACCTCGGCGACCCGGACGAGGCCGTCCGCGCCGTCTCCAAGGCCGAGAAAGAGCCGATGCCGACGGTGGGCCGCATCGTCCACTACGTCAGCTACGGCACCCCTGGCGGGGAGTACCAGTCGGTCTGCCGCGCCGCGATCATCACCGCCGTCACCGACATGTTCTCGGTCGACCTGGCCGTGATGAACCCGGAGGGGATGTTCTTCAACCGGCGCGTCTTCCTCAACGACATCGGCAAGCCGGGCGGCACCTGGCACTGGCCGGAGCGCGTCGGGGAGGCCTGGTAGATGTGGATCTGGGAGACGGTCCGAGTCGTCTGGGGCAACACGACCCAGCTGATCACCATCCTCGTGTGGAGGTTCTGATTTGGCCGGCAAGGTCAAGCTCGACTCGGCCACCGGCCTGATCCACTCGATCCCCCCGGCCGGCGGCGCGACCGACTGCGGCGTGCCCCTCCTCAGCATCAAGAACCGCGAACAGGCTCGGGGCAAGGTCAAGCCGTTCCACTGGTGCGAGGACTGCAAGGCGAAGCGGGTCGGTGTCTGAGGTCCGGCTCCGCGACCTCGAAGACGTCCTGGTCGACGCGTTCGGTTACCGGGCCGTTGCCCTCAGCGATCGCTACGACGACTTCGAGGCCGAGCGGGACCGGCTCCGCGTTCGGAGAGAGGCGGGCCGATCCGCAGACAAGAGCGCGCATCACTCGGTTTCACGGGGGACGCGGCCCGAGGCGTCCATGCCCGAAGCAGAGGGCGGATGGTCCGGCGCGCCGCCCGTCTCTCTCCGGGCCCGTAGAATGCGTGTTCGATGAAGCGCAAGGTCTTCGCCCTGGTCGAGGGGATGCCGATGTTCGAGCAGAAGTGCTGGATCTGCGGCGACCCCACCCACCACACCATCTATCTGGACGCCAAGGACCGCCGCGGCTACCCGTGCTGCCCTGAGCACGCAGAGGGGCGCGTCGCCGCGTAGAGGTCCGATTCCATGTGGCAGGAGCCGCCTTCGGGCGGCTCTTTTCATTTCCGGAGCCCCGATGCGCCGCATCAAGATCACCCCCGAGGACCTGGTCCGCTGGACCGAGGTCGTCCCGCTCTCGTCCCTGCGCCCGCACCCGGACAACCCGAACAACGGCGACACGGACAAGATCGGCCGCAGCCTCGCCGCTCACGGCCAGTTCCGGGCGATCGGCATCAGCCAGGACGGCTACATCCTCTTCGGCAATCACACCTACATGTCGGCCATGGAGGCGGATCCGGATGGGTCGTTTGCTGTTCACCGGATTCCACTCGATCACGATGACCCGCAGGCTCGGGAGATCCTGGCCGCCGAGAACCGTGCCCACGAGGGATCTCGGATGGACAATGGGCTCCTCGAGCAGCTGCTCACCGGGATCCGAGACTCCACCGGAGAGCTCGACGGCTCCCTCTACGACGACAAGTTCCTCGCGGAGCTGATCGCGGAGAACGCCCAGACCCCGGCGATCGGCTACGACAAGGCCAACGAGACCGGCGCCGGCGAGGCAGGCGACGCGACCACGATGCCCGGCGACCTCTGGATCCTGGGTCCGCACCGGCTCCTATGCGGTAGCGGCACGGACGCCGATCACCTGGCCCGCCTGCTCGACGGCCGCCAGGCCCGCCTCATCGTCACGAGCCCGCCCTACAACCAGCGCCTCGATCAGTTCAAGGCGTCAGGCCGATTCGCTCGCGACGGCGACAAGTTCGTGGCCAAGATGGCGAACGTCGCCTACTCCGACTCCCTCGACGAGGAGGAGTACCAGCAGCAGCAGCGCGCCGCCCTCCTGGAGTGGAACGAGATCCTCGTAGACGGCGGGAGCATGTTCTACAACCACAAGAACCGCTTCCGAGACAAGGAGCTCATCTCGCCCCTGCAGTGGCTCCCTGGTCCGTTCCGCTTCCGCCAGGAGATCGTGTGGCGGCGACCGGGCGGCGTGGCCGTCAACGCCCGCATGTTCATCCCCTCCGACGAGCGGATCTACTGGCTCTACAAGGGCGCCGACTTCCTCTTCAACGACACCCCTGAGATCAAGGGATGGTGCTCGGTCTGGGACATGAACCCGGCGCACAACGCCGAGCACGCCGCACCCTTCCCGATCGAACTCCCCGCCCGCTGCATCCTCGCCTGCTCCCGGCCCGGCGACCTGGTCCTCGACCCCTACGGCGGGACCGGGACCACGCTGATAGCCGCCGACCTCCACAAGCGCGTCGCATGCCTGATGGAGTTGGAGCCGCGGTCGTGCGACCTGATCCTCCGCCGATACCAGGAGGTGACCGGCACGCTGCCGATCCTCTCCTCGACGGGGGAGAAGAGGAGCTTTCTCGACCAGGAGGCCGCCTGATGGCCGGACACCGAGCCGACCGCGATTCCAACGTTCCCGCCGTCAGCGATCGGATCATGACTCCGGAGGAGCGCGAGATCGGCAAGAAGGTCTACGAGGCCAGGATCAGCGCTTTCCGGGCCCGGCAGATCGCGGACAAGCTGAACGCCGAGCGGCTCCGCGCCGGCGAGGAGCCGATGGAGCCCAGCTGGTACTGGAACCTCGGCATCAAGTACATGCGGGCGCTCGATCGAGAGGACGCCGAGGAGATGAAGATGCTCCTCGTCGGCCGCATAGACCTGATCTTCAACAGCCTGCAGAGGGGGATCCTCTCCGGCAACCCGCGGTCGGCCGAGGTCGGTCTCAAGGCCGTCGACTCGCTGCGCGAGATGTTCGGGTTCACTGCCGCAGGCCAGTTGCAGCAGAACTCCCAGCCCAACCAGCTGGCCGTGGTGATCAACATTGCCCCCCACCCAGACGACCCCACCGCAGCGCGAATCATCGCCGAGCAGGGCCAACCCGCTCCTCTACGCTCACCAGCTCCGCGCCTACTACTCCCAGCGCAGGATCACGGCCCTGGTGGGGGGGACGGGCTCGGGGAAGACGTGGATGGCGCCCCTGTGGTGCTGGAAGCACCTGATCGACGAGGCGAAGGGGACTCTTAAGTGGGGCGCCCGGGGCATGGCCCTGGGCACGGGCTACCAAAGGCACGTCCAGCGCGTGATGGTCTACGAGCTGATGCAGTTCTTCCACGAGATCGGCTGCAACGCCGAGCTCAACAAGGGAGAGGGGACGATCACGCTGCCCAACGAGGCTCAGATCCTCCTCGGCTCCAGCGAGAACCCCAATTCGCTCGAGGGGCCCCACCTCGACGGCTTCTGTTGGATCGACGAGGCCGGCATGATGGCGCTGCTCGCGTGGGAGGTCGCCCTCCGCAGGACCAACACCCACGCCACTCCGATCCTGATCACCACCGTCCCGTACTTCGAGAACTGGCTGAAGAGCCATGTCTTCGACCGCTGGGAAGCCGGCGACCAGGGCATCGAGTGGGTCAAGTGCCGCACCCAGGACAACCTGAAGTACGACCGCGACTCGATCGAGCGGGCGCGGGCCACGATGCGGCCGGAGAAGTTCGCCGCCTTCTACGAGGGCGACTGGAGCCGGGCGTTCGGCCTGATCTACCCGCGCCCGGACGACCGCGACCTCATCGTCGAGCCCTTCGACATGCCGCCCGACTGGCCGTGCCTCTCCGGGCACGACTGGGGTGTCAACGACCCCACGATTGGCCTCTGGGCCCGGCTGGATGAAGAGCACGACGTCCTCTACGTCGTCGCTGAGTACGAGCTCGGCGGAGAGACGATCGATGAGCACGTGCGCCGCTGGGGCGAGATGGGCCTCGCTCAGGGCACCGACCTCGCCTTCGGGGATCCGGAGGGGAAGGAGCTGATGCTCCGGGCGAACACGCTGGGCTACCCGGTGCGCGCCGCCCGCCTGCCCGGATCCGCGAAGTCGGCCATCGATCCGCGCTCCACCGTTCGGGCCGGGATCGACCTGGTCTACGAGCGGCTGACCGGCGGCCGCCTCAAGGTGCTCCGCGGCGTGGAACACCTCATCGACTACCGCAAGAGGTACGTATGGGACCAGGACAGGACGGACGAGGAGAAGCTGCTCGACCGGCCGAAGCACAACATGGCGAGCCACATGTTCGACGCTCTCCGATATCTCTGCGCTGGGGCCGAAAGCCTCGGCCAGGAAGTGGGGAACGAACCGGAGCTATCAGTGCTGTCGACGCCAGTCGGCCCATCCCCACGCGCGCTCGGCCAACCGAGGGGGCGCTACAGCCAGTAGCGAGCGAGACCAACGGCCTCGACGCCTCCTGGCCCCTGATCGACGTCTTCACCCGCCTGTCCGGCATCTTCGGCGCCGGCGGACGGAACGTGCTCGGCGCCGCGCCCTACGTGCAAGGCGAGCAGGGCCCTGAATTCGAACCTCACGAGATGGATGACCCGCGGGTCATCTGGCAGATCTTCGGCGTTCACATCGACGAGGTGTAGCGCCCCAGGAGAAGTCCGTGTCCATTGACCCCTCGCAGCTCACTTCGCGTCGCGTGCCCCGGCTCGTGGCTCGGGTCATGGCGCGCTGGGCGAACTACCAGCACGACCTCGGCCCCCAGGTCGAGGAGCGCAACACCACCCAGAGCGGTGTCGTCATGGACGCCGCGACGTCCAAGGTCAGCGGCCAGTTCAACCTCGGCGACAACCGCTGGGACGTGTACTGGGACTGCGAGGACATGGACCGGCTCTCCGAGGAGTTCTCGGTCGCGCTGGACACGATCGCGAACAACGTCGTGTCGAGCGAGGACGGAGCCCAGGAGAGCTTCCAGGTCATCGCGGAGAACCCCGAGGACCAGGCGGTCATCGACGACGCGAACGCGAAGCTGGGGATGCACCGGGCGATCAAGAGCATCGTCCGAAACCTGGTCAAGTACGGCGACTCGTTCACGGAGCCCGTGGTCAACAAGGTGGACGCCGACCTCCAGCTGGTCGCGGTCAAGCAACTGCCGCCCAAGACGATCTGGCGAAACCAGGACCCCAAGGGCAACCTGCTCATGGGCAGGCCTCGATACGCGAACGGGAAGTGTGAGAACGAGCCCGGTGAGTGCGCGTTCGACCAGCGCGACTCGGAGGAGGAGCAGAAGGTCGTCGCGGCCTTCTTCCCGTGGCAGCTGATCCACGCCCGGCTCAACTGGGACGGGTTCAGCCCCTACGGACAGGCCCTCGGCCGGGTCAGCCGCAACACGTGGAAGCAGCTCCGCGCCCTGCAGGAGGCGATGGTCGTCGCTCGCCTGACCAGGGCCTATCTCAAGCTCGTCTACTACATCGACACGTCAGGGTTGGGGCCGGCCGAGAAGCGGAAGGCGGTCAGCGCCTACAAGGAGGCGGTCCAGACCAAGGGGCGCCTCGACAACCGCCGTGACGCGCAGATGCAGGTCTTGACCGACTTCTTCGTGACGACCGGGACCGTGAACTTCAACGGAACTCCGGTGCCGCAGCTGTCGAAGATCGACACGATCGACCCGCAGAACGGCGACCTGCACCAGATCGACGACGTGATCTTCCTGCAGAAGAAGCTCATCAGCACGACGCACGTCCCGCCGGCGCACCTCGGGTTCGAGAAAGAGATCAACGCCAAGGCGACGCTGACCCAGCAGGACGTCCAGTACGTGCGCTTCCTCCGCGGCCTCCAGCAGGACGCCGGAACCCAGGTGCTCGAGCCGATCTACAACCTGGCGTTCATCCTCGCCGGGAAGGACCCGACCAAGGTCACCTACCGGATCACCTGGCCCGCGCTGAAGGCCGCCGACGAGCTCAGCGCAGCCCAGGCGCTGTTCGCCCGGGCGCAGGCCGTCGGCATCTTCCTGGGCGCGTCCCAGATGAACATGACCCCGGTCGTGACTCCCGAGTGGGTCATGGCGAACATCCTGCAGATGCCTCCCGACGAGATCGAGGAGGAGCTGGCGAAGCTCCAAGAGCAGCACGACCAGCAGCAGCAGGAGCAGGCGGACCAGGCGGACCAGGCCAACCAGCACCAGATGGCGATGGCGAAGACCCAGGGCAAGACCCAGGTCAAGACGGCCAAGGCGGCCGGATCCGTGCAGCCCAAGGGCAAGCCCGCGGCCCCCGCCGGCGCCCCCGGCAAGAAGCCGGTTCAGCAGGACCTGCCGCCCGTTCCGTACGACCCGATCGCGGGTCACCCGGTCGTGACCCTGCACAGGGGCGAGGTCACCCACAACCACAACCACAAGGTTGCGGGGCCGGTGACCATCGTCCACTCGCCCGGCCCGCCGACCGGGGAGCCGGATCAGCCCCGTCCCCAGACGCAGCGGGACGAAGGGCAGCCCGAGTAGGAGCCAGGCATGACCGACACCGCCGGTACGACCAACACCACCGCTGATCTTCGCCTGCCGCCCGGCCCGCTCAAGAAGCGGAAGAAGGGCAAGAAGGGCGGCAAGAAGAAGGGGAGCAAGGCATGAGCCTCACAGCCACAGCGACGCCGCCGATGCCGTGGAGGCAGGTCGAGGAACCGGACTTCACGATCTGGTGCGAGAGCGTCAGGCTCAGCACTGCCAACCGCCGCCGCTGGGCCGGCCAGGGCGTCGCCATGAAGGACGGCAGCTACCCGATCCCCAACCCCGCGTTCCTGCGCAAGGCGATCCACGCGATCGGGCGGGGCACGAAGAACGCGCACAGCTCCATCAAGGCTCACATCGTCAAGCGGGCTCGCGCGCTGGGCAAGACGTCGATGCTCCCGAAAGGGTGGGGCATCGGCCAGTCGGCGGCGCCCCCGATGGTGCGCCGGAAGCTGGCGCGGCCAGGCACCCGCGGGGGCCGACCCCCGCAGCCGTCGGATCCGGATCCGGATCCGGACAAGGACGGAGACAACGACACCCAGCCGTACAACCCCAAGACGGGGAAGGGCGACAAGGACGACGACTATGTCGAGCCCAACGGCAAGCCCGGTCCGAAGGCGAAGAAGGGCAAGAAGAAGCTGAACCAGGAGGGGGCGACCCTCCAGACCTTCCTCACCCTCGACTCCGACCAGATCCCTGGGGTAACCATCCTCCAGGAGCCCGCAGCCGGCGAGTCCGGCAGCATGCGGATGAAGGTCCCCTTCTACGTGGGGGGATCCAAGGCGAACGCGCAGGGCTTCCGCTACCCGATCCTCTGGCAGGAGTCGGTGATCCCTCGAACTGTCGAGCGGATGAAGGGCATCCTCGCCCAGCAGAAGCAGCACCTGACCGTCTACGGCCGGCACGCACACGCTCACGACGGCCAGCACCTCCCGCCGGGTGCGGTCGTCGACGTTGTGCAGGAGGGGCGCGTTGGCTACGCAGTCCTCGAAATCGAGCCCACGACGGACGGGAAGGACATCCAGGTCCTCGCGCGAGCAGGGAAGCTGAACTCGGTATCGCTCCGAGCAGCGCCCACCGCCCCTGACGGAAAGCCGGGCTACAAGCTCGCTCTCCAGAAGGTGAACGGCGAGCCGATGTTGGTCTGCGAAGACATGTGCCCCAGCGGCATCGACTTCGCTCCCGACGGGCCGGCTCAGCCCACATGGGGCGTCCAGATCCTCAACGAGGCGATCGACATCGCTCCGTTGCCGCAGGACGACCCCGCCACCCCACCTCACGAGGAGGAACCGAACGTGAACCTCACTCTGGAGGCCCTTCGCTCCGACCACCAGGACCTGGTGCAGGCGATCGAGGAGCCTCTGCAGACCCGAGTCGTCGAGCTCGAGGAGAAGCTGACCAAGCAGAAGGAGCGCCGGCGCGCTGCCGAGGCGAAGGTCGAGAAGATCGAGCTCGAGGCGTTCCTCGACAAGGCCGGCGCCCGGCTGCCCGAGGACAAGAGGCCGCTGCTCAAGCAGCTGGTCCAGGGCAAGACCAAGGGCGAGGCCGTCGCTCTCGTCGCTGACCTGATGCTCCAGGTCCCCGTCGCAGCGGCCGGTGCGCCCGCGGCGCCGACCCCGGAGGCGATCCGGCAGGAGGTCCTGCAGGCGCTGATGGCCGGCTCCGGCAACGGCCAGCCCGGCCAGGGAATCGACCAGGACGGCGGATCCGGAAACGGGTCCAAGGTGCCCGACCTCTCGATCCAGGCCAACCTCCCCGACTGATCCCGTCCCGGGGTGCCACCCCCGGGGATCAGCCGCACACGTGAACCGAGTCAAGGAGAACACACGTGACCACTGCAACCCAGGAGCCGCTTTCGGCTGCCGATATGCAGCGGGTCGCCCTCGGCATGAGCCTCGACACCACAGAGAAGCGAGACGCCTACAAGGGCTACCTCGTGGAGAAGTGGGGCGCGGCCGGATGGCTCAACCAGGAGCACGCGAAGTCTGACCAGGCGAAGCGCTTCCACGAGAAGCTGAGCAAGGTCAACTGCCCGGAGCTCAAGGGCGACTACCAGATCGGCGAAATGGCCCTGATCCTGGACAACCAGCGGTTCTTCCAGAAGGACCAGGAGCAGTACGCCGTCGCCGAGATCCGCGGAGAGCGGGTCAAGATCTACCTCGAGCAGGCCGGTGGAGAGACCACGACCGGCTCCGAGGCTCTGCCCACCCGCGAAGTGATGCCGATCGTTCGGCGTCTCTACGCGATCGTCCTCCAGAACGACATCAGCCGGGTCCAGACCATGTCCGGTCCCAGCTCGTACGTCTTCTGGCTGGACTACCTCAGGGCCAATGCGTACCAGAACGGGACGCTCACCACCCTGACCCCGCCCACCAACTTCCTCTCGCTTGAGTACAACGACCTCCTGACCCCCGAGCTCGGGGTGCCGGCGAAGGTCAACCTCAAGCTGGTCCGCCAGATCATCAACGCCGTCAAGCTGATGGTCGGCGCGACCTGGACGACTGAGGCCGAGGAAGACGCCAAGGCGCTGCTCAACTTCTCGGTCGAGTCCGAGATGATGGCGGCGACCGGAGAGGAGGTCGTCCGCGACCTCTTCGGCCGGCACCTGGGCACCATCTTCAACGCGGCTCAGGGAAACTGGAACCCCTCGGTGGGCAGCGACCTGCCCGGCGTGTGGCAGGGTGCTCTCACCCCGATCCAGATGCCGAACCTGTCGCAGATCGGCAGCGGGACGCTGGTCGACTACAAGCAGGCGATCTTCGCCTCCCTGGTCGACGGCGCGACGCAGTTCAACCGGGCGAACCGGCGCATGCCCGGCAAGATCATCGCGGGCTACTCGATGGCCGGCTTCCTCCAGAAGCTGAACACCGCGACCGCCGTCGGCAACCCGGACCCGGGCGACATGTCGAGCGTCGGCATCACGGACTACGGCTCCTACGCTGCCCGCTGGCAGATCGTCGGCACCGAGTTCCTTCCCGACAACGTGGCGATCATGTACGTCCCGAACCCGGACCCCCTCCGCGCTGGGCACGTGTACGCCCCCTACGTCCCGGTCCAGGCCGGGCCGAAGGTCTACGCGGACTACGACCCCTCCACCGGCAACTTCCAGAACGTGGACGCATGGACGCGGACGCTTCGGGAGCGGTCGGCCGAGGTGGTGACCAAGCCCTACGCCTTCCAGCTCATCTACGGGCCGACGGCGGGCTTCGGTCAGTGGACCTGATCCGAGTCAGGTAGCCCACTCCCCCAGCTGGGGGCGGCTTCGGCCGCCCCCAGCCCCTCTTCGTTGGATCGATGGACCTCTGAGGATCAATGGACGACTACATCACCGTCACGCGCAACGCGAAGGGACCGATGCGCTACGGGGAGATCACGCTCCAGGAGGGAGTCCCCACGCGGGTGCCCAGGGGCTTTGTCGAACTGTACGGCGGCCCTTCCCTGCACTTCGACTTCTCGCAGATGGCCGACGAGCTCCGCTCGACGACTGGCGACGGACGCCCCTACTTCGACTTCTGGGCTCCGCTGTCCGTGATCGACGGGTACGGGAGGCACGCCCTCGACATCTGGCGGGCGATGCGGCTCCTCGGTGCCGACGCGCGCCTGCGCAACCCCGGCCACTTCGTCGACCGGAGCTACCTCGACGCCGACGTGATCGCCCAGCGGAACGCGAACAACGCGGCGCTGCCGGCGAAGGTCGCCCTGGCGATGACGGTGCCCTACGACGACATGATCTGGGACAGCCAGAGCCTCGCCAAGATCGCGATCACGCAGTTCGAGACCGACCGGATCCCGGACTTCCACGCGGAGCAGGTCAACCGATGCGATCACCTCATCACGACCAGCCCGTTTCAGGTGCCGATCTGGAAGAAGGCGGGGGTGCGATGCCCCATCTCGGTCCTGACGGCTGGAGTCGACACCGACTACTTCTCCTACACCGAGCGCTCCAACGAAGGCCCTTTCCGGGTACTCATCCTCGGCGCGCTGACCGAGCGCAAGAACTGGCAGGGTGCGATCCGGATCTTCCAAGCGGCCAGTGAGGGCGACCAGAGTTGGGAGCTCACCATCAAGACACGGCGCACCGTCGCGATCCACGACATCACCGCCGAGGCCCTGAAGGACCGCCGGATCAGGCTGATCCAGGGCGACAGTCCGCCCGAGCACGTCCGCCAGCTCTACCACGAGCACCACTGCTTTCTCTGGCCCTCGAAGGGTGAGGGGACCGGGCTGCCGCCGATCGAGGCGATGAGCACGGGCATGGAGGTCGTCTGCGCCGACAACTCGGGCATGCGCGCCTACCTCGATCCGAAGTGGTCCTACCCGATCAAGACCGAGGGCAAGGAGTACGCCGGTCCGCCCAGGGGCTTCGGCGCCGACTACGTGTCTCGGTACGGCGACGTCGGCAACTGGTGGATCCCGTCAGAGAAGGACGGTGTGAAGCAGCTGCGCGACGCCTACGCGCTGTGGCGCGGCGGGTGCGGGAAGGGTCAGGCCGCGGCCGAGTACGTGCGGGCCAACCACACGCTCGCGGACCAGGGGCTCTCCGTGCTCAAGGTCGTCGAGGAGTACCTGTGATGGGGAAGGTCAAGTCGGCCCGCATGGAAGGCGACGAGTACGTCGTCCGCTACGACACGAGGCCGGTCCCGACGGGATCCCTCGGCACCGAGTCCCTTCCAACGGAGGTCGTCGACCAGGAAGCGAGCGTGACCGCCTGGATGACCACCGACCAGGAGAATCCCCGGCGCGGGAACCTGGCCGTCGGATATCGCCTCGGCGGCCGCGAGAACCCGCCCCTCACGGCGGACGAGCGCGAGTACGTTGCTCGGGTCTTCGAGGCCGGGGCGAGGCTGATCAGGCAGCAGGGGGCCTCCTGATGAAGATCGCCTACTGCATCGCCACCTGGAGCGGCGCCCGCCTGGTCGAGACGATCCACACGATCCCCGAAGGCGCGCGGCTTCTCGTCGTCGACACCTCGCAGATGTGCTGGAGCCTGGCCGCGGCCTGGAACTACGGCATCCGCCGGCTGGTCGACGAGGGTTTCGACTACGTCGTGGTCCCCAATGACGACTGCCTCCTGTTCCCCGAGACGGGCGAGGAGCTGGCCGCCAAGCTGGCCGAGCGCGAGGACCTTCTCATGGTCACCGCTCGCAACATCCGCGACTTCCAAGAGAGGCCGGGTCCTGAAGAGAGGCCGTTCTACCGCAACTTCCGCGAGCTCGCAATCGGAGCCGCCGACTTCTCCTGCTACTGCGTGGACCGCCGCCTCTTCGAGATCGTGGGCGAGTTCGACGATGCGTTCGTGCCCGCCTACTTCGAGGACAACGACATGCACCGCCGCATCAGGTTGGCGGGCTACGAGGGGGCCAGCTGGGCGCCCTTCTACCACTACGGCTCGACCACCCGCAACACCACTCCGGAGCGGGAGGAGGAGATCGCCGGGCGAGGGAAGCGCTTCGAAGCGAACAAGCGCTACTACGTCCGCAAGTGGGGAGGGGAGCCAGGATCCGAGAGCTTCACCACCCCGTTCAACGGAGGCCCCAGGCGGTGATCATCCCCAACGACATCCCGACCGCCCTCTCCCGCGCCGAGGCGATCAAGCTGGCGATGCTGGCCCGGGGGAATACTGTCCTCGAGCTGGGCGCGCACCACGGCTTCTCGACCGTGGTCCTTGCCTCCTCTGCCCGGCGCGTGTCGACCGTCGACTGGTTCGAGGGGGATGTCCACGCCGGCCTCGGCAACACGTACGACTCGTTCATGAACAACATCCGCCGGTACCAGGTCGAGCCCATAGTCTCGATCCTTCCGCACCGCTTCGAGGACATCCTCCCGGTGCTGGCCGAGCGGCACCCGGTCCCGGTCTTCGACGGCTGCTTCATCGACGGCCAGCACGACGAGGAGAGCGTGCGGCGCGATCTGGAGCTCGTGAAGCCGCTGGTTCGGTGGGGTGGATGGATCGCCTTCCACGACTACGGCAGGACCGGGTGCGACTTCGGGGTGACCCAGGTCGCGGACGAATGGTTCGCCTCGAAGGGCGGCCGCTACCACGAGCGCATCGACTACCTCGCCTGGGGGGTCGCATGAGCACGCTCTCGATCATCACCGCCTGTTGTGGCCGGCCAGATCAGGCAGCGGCGTGGGCCGAGAACACGGTCAGGCTCGCCAGCTCCGACGTCGAGGTCTGCATCTGCTTCAACGGCATGGACCGCGGAGAGGCGGACTACGTCTACGAGGCCCTGTCCGGCCGCGGCGTCGAGGTGTCCGCCACCTTCCTGCCGAAGGTTGTCGGATCCGCCGCCGCCATGAACCGAGCGGCCGAGCTGGCGACCGGCGAGTTCTTCGCCTCCATGCACTGCGACCTCCACATGAGGGAGGAGGAGTGGGACCGCAAGCTGGTCGGCTTCATGAAGACGCTCCCCAACCCCGGCATGGTCGGGTTCGCCGGCGGAAGGAGTATGGGCCACGTCACCAGGGGCCAGTTCTACTCGTCGCTCGAGGACTGGCAGGTCCACGGCTACGAGGCCGCCGGCCCGGTCCCGGTCGCGGTCCTCGATGGCCTCGCCATGTGCTGCGAGCGCGGCCTCTGGGAGCGCCTGGGCGGGATGGATGAGGAGTTCATCCACCACTTCTACGACATCGACCTGAGCCTCCGCGCTCACTTCGCCGGGCGCCGCAATTGGGTGGTGCCGATCCGCTGCCGCCACTACGGAGGAGGCGGCGCCTCGCCTGAGTACGAGCGCTTCGCTCGCCAGTACGGCGGCGACCAGGGCATCCACGCCCACGCCACCGCTCGCTTCCGCCAGATCTGGCTCAAGCACCTACCGATCGCCGTCTGACGCTCCGCGTCGACGAGATAGATCAGGGGAGTCCCCATGGCCGACTTTGTCTACAACGGCTGGAAGCTCGGCGCGCTCAAGGGCACATCCGGGTACGACCTCGACAGCAACTCCGACATCTACGCGCTCCTGATCGACTCGACCAGCACCTACACGCCAGCCCACACGGACAAGACCCTGGCGGACCTCAAGGCCGCGAGCGGCTTCGTCGAGCTGAGCACCACCGGATACACCGAAGGCGGCATGAACATCGTCGGGGCCACCCTCACCGAGGACGACACCGACGGCGTGATCAAGTTCACCGTCGACGACCCGGAGTGGAGCGCCCTGGGGCCGGCCAGCTCCGGCCCGACCGTGAAGGCGATCGTGCTCTACATCAAGGGAGCCAGCGACTCCCTGAGCTTCCTGGTCACGTACAAGGACTCGGGCGGCAGCATCGCCACCAACGGCGGGTCGGTGACCTTCGAGTGGGACAGCACGGCCACTGACGGCGTCGTCTTCGAGATCTAAACCGGTGCCTGACATCGGGTTTCGAGGCTGGACCCAGGACGGCTTTGCCAACACCGCCAGCGTCACCGGAACCAAGCCCTCGGGAACGGTCAGCACCGACGTCCTCTTCGCCTTCGTGTACTGGGACGCGAGCACCGCGCCTGACGTCCCGGCCGCTCCGACTGGCTGGACCCTCATCAACGGCGGCGTCAACAACGGCGGGCTGCGGGGCTCGCTCTACTGGGCTCTCGGCAGCGCGGCCGCGCCAGTCTTCCACTTCTCGAACGGTGGCACCTCGACCTCCTGCTACAACGGCCTGGAGATCGGGGGGTACGTCGGGGCCGACAACACGACCCCCTACACCTCCAACGACTACGCAACGGCCTGGGGGCAGAACGAGAGCGGATCGGACATCACGACGCAGCCAATCCAGGTGCAGAACGGCAACTGGTTCGTCTGCGGGCTGGTGCCCTACTCGGTGAGCAACCAGACCTACGGCACCCCGACCGGCTTGACCGCGCGCTCCTCGTCGAGCCCGATGGCCTGGTTCGACTCGAACGGGGCGGCTGCGGGAGCGAACGTCACCGCCACCTCCAGCGGCAGCTTCTCCAGCGGCACCTTCGTCGGCTTTGCCCTCTCGCTGAACCCGAGTGGTGGAGGCGCGGGCACGCCGACGGCGACGGCGACCCTTCTCGGCCAGAACCTCGACGACTCTGGCGCCAGCCCGACCGTCACCAACTCCCTCGCCGCGATCCCGTCCGGGGCATACCTCCGTCTGCGCGCCTCGGATACCGGGTACACGGGGACCGCAGGGCACGTCACCGCGGTTTCCGGGGGCGGCCTGACCTGGGCCCAGCTCCACGACTCTGCCGATCAGGCCAACGGGAACAACCACATCCGTCAGTCGGTCTGGGGTGCCACCGCCTCGTCGGCGATCGCCGAGGGCGCGCTCACCGTGACCGCAACCCACACCGCAGGCACCGACGGCTCTGCCTCGATCGACCTGGTGATGGTCACCGACAGCGATGGCGTCGATGTCAGCGGCTACGTCGACTCGGCCACCACCAGCCCCAACCAGTCGGGCGGTGCCGCCGTGACAGGCGCGGCCGCAGGCGATCTCCTCCTGGGCCCCTTCATGGGGTACGCGACCGACTCGGGCGGCCTCGGCGTGGGAGCCGGCAAGCTCCAGACGCTCATCGGCACTTCCTCGCCGCCGACCACCGCACCCGTTCAGACCTGGGTCGCACTCAACGGCCCGACGGGGACCGGGACCAACGAGGTCGAAGTCAACTGGGGCAACACCAACGGCGTCGGCGCCCCCTACGTCGGCTGGGTCGAAGCGTTCAAGCCTGCCTCTGGCGGATCGCCCCAGACCGGGACGCCGACGGTCCAGACCATCTCGGTCACGAGCCTGAGCGCCAAGGCCGCCGCCGGCGCCGTCGACGTCAAGCCCACCATTCAGGCGGTCTCCGTCACGAGCCCCACCCCGTATGTGGTGCCCGGCGCGGTCCACGCCGCCCCGAGCGCCCAGCAGATCCCGGTCACGAGCGATTCCGCGCTGATCGCCACCGGGGGCCGCAGCGTGGCTCTCACGGCGCAGTCGGTGCCGGTCACGAGCGAAGCAGCCGACGCCGCACCGGGCGGGGTAGTGGCCGAGCCCTCCATCCAGACCGTTGCGGTCGTCAGCCTGGACGGGGAGTGGGTCGGGTCCGGGGCCGCACAGATCGCCTCTCCGTCCGTCCAGACCATCCCCGTCACGAGTGAAGCGGCAGGGGTCGTACCGGGTGCCGTGGCCGTCGAGCCCGACATCCAGACGGTCCCGGTCACCAGCCTGCCGGGAGCCTGGCAGGCGGCGGACGCTCCGCAGATCTCTCGCCCGTCCGTGCAGCAGGTCCTCGTGACCAGCGAAGCGGCCAGGGCGGTGCCCGGCGCGGTCGCCGTCGACCCGTCCGCGCAGCTGGTCCCTGTCACGAGCGTGGCCGGAGCATGGCACAGCGGCGGCGCACCCCAGACCGCGAGCGCGGCGGTCCAGACGGTGCCCGTCGCCAGCTTGGCGGCGCTCATTGCCCGAGCGGCCAGCGTGCGACCCGTGTCGGGCGCCGTGGCGATCGAATCGCTCGCGTACGGCCACGGAGCCGGGCCCGTCGTCGTCGGGCCGCAGATCGGCTCTGTGCCGGTCACATCGCTGCCCGGCGGATGGAACAACGGCAGCCTCGGCACTCCGGTCAAGGGGCCGACTCAGGCGGTCGCCATCAACACCGGCAATCAGGCGATCCCCACCAGCTCCGGATCGAACCAAGCCATCCCGTCGAACGGCGGTAGCAACCAGGCGGTGCCCACCTGATGCAGCCCTCCCCAGACCTCACCATCCGCACGACGGACACCGCGCCCGTTGCCGCCTTCACTCTCGAGGACGGCGACGGAAACGCGGTCGACCTTAGCGGGGCCTCGGTCAGTTTCGTGCTGGTCAACTACGCGACCGGCGCGCAGGTCATCAACGCGACGGCCACCATCGCGAACGCCACGAAGGGTCAGGTCAGCTACGCCTGGGCTTCGGGCGACACCATGACCCCGGGCCGCTACATCGCCTATTGGGTGGTCACCTTCTCGGGCGGAGCGCAAGAGAGCTTCCCGAGCAGCGACACCGGCCTCTGGGTCCAGATCACCGGCGCCGCCGACGCCTTCCGCTGCCTCGTTGGACCGAGCGCCTGGGATGCCGCCCGCTACGTCCGCGGCCTCATGCGCGACGTCGACCCGCCGCCCTACCAGGTGGTGCCCGACGCCACGTACGAGTCCGTGTGCGAGGGGATCGGGGAGGAGTTCAGCCGCCTCTCTCCGCTGGGCGACTTCGTGCTCGGCAGCCCCGGCGACGACCCCTACTCCTCACCGCTCCAGACGGTCGCCTACCAGCAGCGCTACAGCCTGAACCCCACCTACATGTCGGGCCTGGGCCTGCCCCCGGTGATGAGCGTCGTCGACGTCCTCTACCGGATCGGCGAGCAGATCCTCGCCGGCGCGGACCTGGCGTTCTTCTTGCTCATCCCAAGCTCGCCGCTGGGCCGCTTCGTGCTCGACCCGACGGCGCAGAGCACGCGCGTGCTGCGCAACAACTTCCTCGCCGAGCTCGACCACTACGGAGTGGGCGACTGGCGGGAGGAGCGCGACATCAACGGCTTCCCGTGCGTCGACCTCGATCCGGTCCCGCAGGAGGGGGGCATCCCTCTCCTGGTGCGGTACACGGCCTGGCACGCGCCAGTGAGCCTCGACGACGGCGCCGGCGGCACCAGCTACCCGAGTGTCCCCGAGTACCAGAAGCGTCTCTTTGGCGACCTCCTGTACGCGCTGGTCCTCGAGTCGGAGGCCACCAGCGCCAGCCGGTCGACCAGCGTCAAGAGCGGCATCGTCCAGCGCGCCTCGTCGCCGCTGGCGCTGCTCCAGCTGGCACAGCAGGTCCGTAGCCGGACGGAGCTCGCCCTCGGCATGGCGGTTCCGATCATCGCCCGAGGCTCGGAGTGAGCGCCACGCGGGCGCAGCTGGAGATCCTGCGCCTCCACCGCGACACCTGCATCGAGAACGGGATCGGTCCGCTGCTCTACAAGAGCCGGTCCCCGGAGGGCACCGTCACCGTCAACACGGGTGGCGAGGGCAACGCGCAGTACAACACCACGTTCGTGCAGGCCACGCAGTACCGGACGGACGACAGCGAGCCCACCAGCGACACCTACGTCTGGGCGACGTGGACTCCCCAGGAGCTGCGCGTCGGAGCCAACGACGCCGGCGACTCCGTGGCGATGGGGGCCTGGATGCAGCGGATGAAGGGCCAGATGGCCGCGCTCGACGTCGACGGCAACCCCGTGACGATGCAGGACCAGGACTGGATGGTCGCGCCGGACGGGACGCGGCTCCAGGTCATCAACCCCGTGATCTCGCCCGACAACGCCATGTGGACCTTCGAGGCGATCAGCCAGAAATGAGCAACTCCCTCCTCGAAATCAACATCGATCAGAAGCGCTGGGACGCCCGCGTCGATCGCTACCTGAACACGGACGTGAAGATCCTGACCGCGGCCACGGAGATGACCGAGGAGGCCACCGCCGAGGGCATCAACATCGCCCGCTCGATGATCGACGAGTACGTCTACAACCAGTACCAGCCGGCCGAGTACCAGCGGACGATGACCCTCCAGGAAGCCCCGCAGATCAAGAACAAGATCGGGCTGGGCATCGCCTCCGGAGAGATCTACATCTCGCAGGGAGTCCTCAACTCGAACGTCGAGGGGAACCCCAAGGGCAAGCCCTACGGCATCTTCACCGAGAAGGGCGTCGACAGCCCCGGGCCCGGCCACTTCGCGCGCCTCTTCTGGGCGCACACCTTCCTCGAGCTGGAGAAGCTCCTCTTTGACGACCTCGCGCCCGCCGCGCTCAAGTCCGTCCTGGAGAGCCTCGTCGACGAAGCGGAGGAAGGGTGATGGCCGGTGGCATCGACGAATGCGTGAGCCAGTTGCTGGCCGCGCTCCGCGACTGGGACTTCTCGCCCGCGTTCCTCCCGGGATACCCGGTCGAGAACGGCGTCCAGGTACAGACCGGATGGCCCTGGCAAGACATCACGCAGATCGAGATAGACACCAATGGGACCTCGCTCATCGGCCCCGACGGCCAGATGGTGAAGCCCCTGATCTGCGTCTACGACTACACCTCCACCCCGCCCGAGGTAGCCGCTCGGATGGGTCAGAACTTCGGCCCCGGCACCGCGCCCGGGTCGACCAGGCGCGGGAAGCGCCTGACCCCCCGCATCACTGTGAGCCCGGTCTGCGACCAGAAGCTCGGCGGCATGGATGCGGCGAGAGCCCTGGCCTCTCAGGTCCAGGGGTGCGTTCTCTACAACTGCAACCGGCTCTCGGCCTTCCAGCACCTCGCCGTGCTGATGGCCCGGCCGCTGTGGCAGCAGGGGGCGCAGCTCTTCACGTTCGAGCTCATCGTCACCGGCTCCGCCGTGATGAGCGTCGACGTCTAACGCCCTGAGCCAACAGGGCCGACAGGGGGCGCACCGGCGCTCCGTCCGCACACGTGAGTCAGGAGGACGACGTGACTTCGCTGAACCCGATTCAGCCGGAGAACGTTGCCCATGGTTCTGAGCTCCAGCTGCAGGTCTTCTCCGGCGGCACGTGGGTCGACATCGCTGAGATCAGCGAGATCGACTACGACGCCGACGAGATGATCGAAGGCGTTCCTGTCATGGGTAGCCGGATCACCGGCTACCGGCGGGGCCGCTATGCAGTCGCCGGAACCATCAAGGGCTACTGGTTGAACGGCACCCTCCGAGCGATGCTGCAGGGAGCGGCGAGCCCGACCGCTGCGGGCAACGCCAGCTCCATGTATCTGAGCCAGGCTGCGTTCAACAGGTACCAGATCATTATGGTGCCGACCGCCGAGTACGGAGGCACTGTGCCGCCGCCCTCGCTTCGCTTCATCAACGTGGTCCTCGGTAAGGACACGAACAACTGGAGCGCCGACAAGCTCACCACCGAGTCGGTGACCTTTACCGCTGAGGACATCATGGGTCAGTGACCGACTGAGGTCACTGTCCTTTTGGACCTGAAGGAGAGTCGGATGGGACTGGTCTCAGAGCGCCAGTTGGCAATCGCCAAGGAACTCCAGAGGAACCCTGCGAAAGTCGAGAACATCGACCCCGAGCCCCCTGGTGAGACGTGCGTGGCTACAGAGCACCGCACCCACCAGGGAGCCTCGGCACAGGCAATGGAGATGAGCGGAGAGCTCAGAGGCATCTTCTGGAAGCACCAGAAGCTGATCCTCGACTACTGCGAGCTCCTGTGTAGCAGCCCGCAGCAGTTCACCACTCTGCGGCGCCTGGTCCAGGACGCACAGGGCGAGCAGCTCCGCGAACAGAACGCATACCTCCGCCAGAAGCTGATGCAGCTTGCCCAGGCGGACAAGGAGAGCAGGTAATGGTCCGCCACAACGAAGACACCGGCACTGTCGTCGAGGACGTCGACGGCGAGGACGTGGTCGCTGCTCCGGTCGACCCCGCCGAGGAGGTCTCCATCGAGGAGTTCCTCGGCATGGCGGACGACCAGGTCACCGACTGGTTCCGCTTCGTACACCTCGGCGTGGAGAAGCGGATCCTCTGCGCCGCGCTCACCGACGGCGAGCAGAGCGCGATCGTGAAGATGGCGACTCGCAAGGGGGAGGGCGGGAAACGCCGCCCGGACCTGATGGTCGCCAAGGACATGATCTGTGCCTACAGCCTGAACAAGGCCGCGGGCCGGCTCTCCCCGTCCGGCGCGCCCCTTCCTGGGACTCGGTGTGTCGTCCACTCCGAGCTGCGGAAGCAGTTGGGCGGGCGCATGACCGAGCTCTCGCGCCACATCGCCAAGATCTCGGGCACCGAGGACCGGCCGGAAGACCTCGAGCTTTTCGGCTAAGCCGAGTCCGCGTCGAGGAGACGGACGCGGCCGGTGAGCCGACAGGGCGGATGGTGCCGAAGTACCCCGCCCTGTCCACGCTCACCTTCCTGGTCGGCTGGGCCTTCGAGAAGGGCATTCGGCCGTCGAAGGTCTACCGCCAGTTCCTCGCACACCCCCGCGACTTCCAAGTCCTGAGCTCGTACGCGATCTACGCCGACGAACTCCAGGAGCTGGAGCAGAAGAAGGCCGAGGAAGAGGCCAAGCAGTCCAAGTACCCGAAGCAACGCCGGTAACGGCAAGGGGACGCTCCGGTGAGCCTCACAGACAGCCTCGTAATCCGATTCATCGGGTACGACCTGTTGAGCGGGATCGCTTCACAGGTCGGTAACGCGATCAAGAACCTGGAGAAGAACGTCATGGCCAGCGGCGACTCGATCGCTGGCATCTTCCAGAACGTCGGCCTCTCAATGATGAAGGTCGGCGCCGGGATGGTCACAGCGGGCGGCGTCCTCGTGGGAGGGATGTACGAAGCCGCCAAGGCCGCGGCCGCCTTCGACAGCGAAATGGTGATGGTCGTCACCCACGCAGGGCTGGCGCTCAATGCCATGAAGCCGGTCGGGGACTACCTGATCCAGCTGGCCCCCAAGGTCGGCATCGGCCCTGACTCTCTGGCCGACGCGTTCTACGTCGTCCAGTCCGCAGTGACCTCGCTGCCGAAGCCGATGCAGAACGTAGCGGGTGAGGAGAACATCCTCGCTCAGTCGGCAAAGCTCGCTGACATCGGCCACGCCAACCTGACCACCACGCTCAAGGCCGTCCTCGCCGTCCTGTCGACCTACGGCAAGACCGGGACCGCTGTCAACACGGTCATGAACGTCCTCAACAAGACGACCGGCCTTGGCGAGATGACGTTCTCCCAGTTCGCCACAGCGCTGGGGTCCGGCATCCTCCCGGTTGCACAGCAGGCCGGGGTGAGCATTCAGTCCCTCGGCGCTTCCATGGCGACGCTGACCGACCTCTCGATCCCGGCCAGCCGCGCGGCCACCTACCTGCGCTCGGCCCTGATCCAGATCACCATGCCGTCGGCCGCGGCGAACACCGCGCTCGAGGCGCTGGGCGTCGGCAACGCCCAGGCCGCTACCGAGGTGGCGACATTCTCGTCCACCCTGGCCGCCGCCGGGATCAACCAGTCCATGGTCGCAGCCAAGCTGCGCTCGACAGGATCTCTGGGTCAGACCCTCGACTGGCTCAAGCAGAAGATGCTCGCGGCCGGCCTGAGCACCCAGCAGTTCGGTTCCTTCCTCGGTGCCGCGTTCGGCGGCATCCGGTCCGGTACCGGCATCGCTTCCCTGGTCGCAAACCTCGGCAGCCTCCAGCAGAAGGAGAAGGACCTCACCGGCACGACGGGAGACTTCTCCAACTCGTGGATGACCTTCATCCGCAACGACCCGGCGTTCGGCCTCCAGCAGATCCACGCCGGGCTCCAGTCCATCGATGTAGCCCTCGGCCAGGCGTTCATCCCCCTGCTCGATGTGCTCGTGCAGAAGATGGTCCCGATCGTGACCGGGATCCTGTCCTGGGTCATGGCCCACGAGAAGCTGGTGGGCGAGGTGGCCGAGGGGCTGGCAACCTTCCTGCTCCTGGGCGGCGCCATGATGATGATCAGCGGGGCGGCGACCTTCCTCGGCGGCACCGTCATGCGGCTGCTCGGCGTGTTCGGTCCGTTCAAGTTCCTGGTCACGCCGATCGGCGGCGTGCTCAAAGGGCTGGCCGGCGGATTGGAAGGGCTGGCAGGTGCCGGGTCCACGGTTCGCTCCAAGATGTCCGGGCTCGGGACTGTCTTCTCTCTGATGAAGGACGGGCTTGGTACTGCTGGAAAGGCAGCCTCTGACTTCGGGGTCAAGATCGCGGAGATCGGCGGCGCAGGGTTCGACAAGCTGCTCGACGGGATCGAGCACCTGGGCGTAGCCAAGACCATCATCGGCGGCCTCGGCTCCGAGTTCAAGATGGCCTTCCGTCTCCAGGGCCCGGTCACTGCGGTCAAGGACCTCTTCCACTCGGTTACGGATCTCAAGTCCGTCGGCCGAGTGTTCGACCTCTTCAACCCCTCCAACCTCATCGGGCTCCTCGGGAAGATCCCCGGCCTGATCTCTGGTATCCCCGGCCTGTTCCTGAAGCTGGGTCCGGCCATCCTCGCCGGGCTGGGCGCGATCGGTCCGGCCATCCTCGGTGCCATGGGCACCCTGATCGCGGCGATCGGTCCGGTGATCCTCATCATCGCCGCCCTCGCTGCCGTGGCCTTCATCGTCGGGGTTGCGATCAAGTCCCATTTCGGACAGATCAAGTCCGATGTGTCCGGAGCCCTGACCACCGTCACCGGGGCGGTCAAGGCGGCCATCGCTGACTTCAAGCAGTTCCACGATCCGGTCGAAGCCCTGGGGGTCGGGCTCCTCCATCTCGGAGTGCCCTTCAAGGTCGTGGTGCCGCTACTAGATGGACTCCGCAAGGGGATCGCTATGTTGGGGGTCGCCTTCAACTCCGGGGTCAAGCTGGCAGAGGGCTTCTGGAAGACCCTCGCCAAAGGGCTGGGCCAGATCCACGGGGCCGGCCAAGCCCTGACCTATCTAGAGGAAGGGCTGAAGATCCTCGCGATCGTCCTCGGCGTGGTCGCGGCCATTCTGGCGGTGCTGATCGGCGGCGTTTTCAAGGCGCTGATCACGACCCTGGGGGTCGCCATACCCGTAGCGATCCAGGTCGCGATCGACGTCATCAATCTCCTGGGGTCGGTCTTCAAGGTCTGGGTCGATCTCTTCACCGGGATCGTCGAGGTCGTCGCCGACCTCCTGCACGGCCACTGGGCCGAAGCCTGGACCGACGCCAAGAACATGGTCGTCAACGTCGCGGGCGACCTCCTCTCCGTCCTCGGCAACCTCAAAAACCTGATCGTCGACCTGATCGGCGGCCTCGTCTCCATCGTGCTTCACCTGATCACCGGATTCGTTTCCGGGATCATCGGGGCGGCCGAAAATCTGTTCGACACCCTGGTCGGGCACTCCATCATCCCCGACCTGATCAACTCCATCGTCCAGTGGTTTCAGCAGCTTCCAGGCAAGGTCGTTTCGATCCTGGTCAACATGGTGGGCCAGGTCGGAAACGCGGCCAAGCAGGTGGGCCAGGGAATCCTCAAAGGGATCACCGGAGCCCTGTCCGGGCTGGGCTCGGCCATCTCAGGCGCCGTCGGTGGCGCCGTCTCCGGGATCGGAGGCGACGCGGCTTCCGTGGCCCAGCACCTCGGCATCACACACCTCGCCGCCGGCGGCATCGTCAACAAGCCCACCTTCGCCCTCGTCGGCGAGGCGGGTCCGGAGGCGGTCATCCCCAAGGCCCTGCTTCAGCAGAGCGGGGGCGGGATCTCGCCGCTGCCGACGTCGCTCACCAGCGGCTCCAGCAGCACCAGCGCTCAGCAGTTCGCAACTCAGATCGCAACCGCCCTGGCGGCGCGCTCGGGCAGCACCGCGGCGTCCGGCCAGTACCAGGCGAACCCGCAGCTGACCCAGATCGTTGCGGCGCTCCAGAAGCAGGCCAACACGATGCAGCAGATGCTCATCCAGCTGATCCAGGTCAACGCGGACATCCCCACCGCTGCGCCCATGGCGGCGCGTCTCGGAGCCTAACCAATGCCTGGTCCTCTCGCACCAGTCTTCGCCGTTCCCGCCCAGGCGGGAATGCTGTGCAACGGCCATGGCACCACCGGCGGGCCACTCCCGACTCCTGCGGCGCCGACACTCGCGGCGTCCGGGAGCGGGACCAACCTGCCCGCCGGCCAGTACACCGTCAAGGCCGTGTACCTGGCGCTGTGGAACGCCCTCGACTACGGATGTCAGACCCTCCCCGGCCCGTCTGCGCAGATCACCATCACGGCCGGACAGGAGATCACGGCGTCCCTCTCGGGGCTCCGAGCAGACGTCTATGCCGTCAGCTTCTACCTGACCGCGGCCCCCGCCACGGTGACTCTCGGCGACTTCGCCGACGAGGACACTTCCGGAGGGGCCGCGAGCGCCGTCCTCACGACCAAGACGCAAGGGGGCCAGGGTCCGTCGTCGCCGCCCACCGTCGACACGAGCGACGACGGGATCAAGCTCGACCTCCTCTACAAGAGCGCGTCGTCGGTGGGCATCGGCGGCCTTCGAGCGGTCGTGTCCCGCATCGGCCTCAACGGCGTCACCATGGCCTCCACGCCACTCTGGGACTCCGGCTGCGTGGACACGCCCGAGACCAACGCGATCCCCTTCGAGCTCTACCAGACGGACCTCTGCATCGGCCCGAACGCGGCGGTCTGGTACGCGAACCGCATGTATGTGCTGATCGGCTCGGACCAGACCTCCGGTAGCCCGTTCCCGCTCTCCGGGATCAGCGGGATCATCATATCCTGCCCCTCGAGCGGTCCTTTCCTGGGCTCCTGGCGGTTCGAGAGTCCGGTCCCGCAGATCACCAACGCCGACATCTGCGCGCCAGGTGCGCTCGCCGTGATCAACGGCAACCTGTATACGCAGAGCACGCAGGGGATCATGTACGCCGCCCTCCAGGGCGACGGAACCCTCGGCGCGTGGTCCCTCTTCACCAACACCGTGACGGTCTATGCCGGCAACACGATGTGCGGCTTCGACTTTGGCAACCAGCAGGGCGGCGTCCTCTGGGCCATCTACAACAACGGCGGATCGAACGAACCGGTCAACTGCCACGTGGTCAACCCGGACGGCTCCTTCGCCTCCTACTCTCAGATCGACATCCCGGCGGTCGTCTCGTGGGGAGCCCTCTGGCTCGACCCCACCGGCTACGCCTACTACATTGGCGGCGAGAACGGGAGCGGAGTCCCACAGACCACCATCTACAAGACCGGGTTCAGCGTCACGACCGGCGCGCCGACCGGCAACTTCGCGTCCGTCTCGACGGGCCTCCCGTCCGCCCGGTCACGCTTCGCCTTCGCGGCCAACGGGGGATACCTGGCGCACTGGTGGACTCCCTCCGGCCCGACCGAGGGAGCGTTCGCCGCCAACCTCTACGTCTTCGGTGGTCACAACACGAAGACGGATGGAGGCACCACCACCTCCTGGTGGCTACCGGCGAGCAGCGTCGGCGGGACCGCTTGGAACTCCTCGGGGACGCTGCCCGCAAACATGGCAGAGGGGGCCGCGTGCTATCTCGCCGGCGCATCCTGGCAGCCGTACGGCAGCGGCTCGGAGACTCCCCTCAAGAACTACGTGGGCGTGCTCTCTCTCGGCAGCGGTGGCGGCGCGGATGGCGGGTCCGGGGGTCCGATGAGCGTCATCACCTACGACCCGGCCCTTGCCACGTCCAGCTTCTACGGGGACAACACCCCGGTCGCGCTGGATGTCTCCGACCTCGGGATCGGCGCCTCCATCACCGCGGTTAAGAACGGGCAGGAGCTCGTCTTCTACGTCGGCCTCGGCGAGATGGCGGCGAGCTCCCCACAGGGCACCGTCAACTACCTCGCCAAGTACGGGATCGCCGACGGGACGCGCATCCAGGTAGACATCTACTTCTGGGACGGCAACGGCGATCCCTCGGACGTCGAGAGCACGATCATCAACATCGGGCAGCCCCCGACCATCGCCAGCCTCTCGCCGGCGCAGGGAGCCTCCACGGACTCGGCCGAGCCCACCCTGAGCTTCACCTTCACTCCGGGGGCGGGCGGGCTGGGCGAGACGATCTACCGCTTCCAGGTGATCGACGACGACGGCGTGACCCAGATCGACACCGGATGGGTGAAGGACCAGCTCAACAGCTACGTCGCCACGGAGACGCCGCACCTCAACCAGGTCCCCAACCCGCTCACGCTCATCGCCCAGGCCCAGAGCCTCGACGTCCCGATGAACGATGGGGTGTCGACCAACCAGACCCAGGTCACCAACACCGATATCTCCATCGGCGTCCCTGCCGCGGACACCCCGGTCGACGTCACCGCCGTGGCGGATCCCGTCAACGGATGGGTCACCGTCGGGTGGGAGAACTCCACGGGCTCCACGGCGGTCGAGAACCGCGTCTACTGGCGCGCGACGGGTCAGGCGACCTGGAACCTGCTCCGGGACGACGTGGTGGCTGTCATCGGCTCAGCGCAGTCCTCGAAGTACATGGACCAGCTCCCGTTCATGCAGGCGCTGGACTTCGGCGTCTCCGGGGTCACCTCCGACGGCGGTGAGTCCCCGATCGCCACCGGTCCGACCGGCATCACGATCAGCCCGAGCTACCAGTTCGACGAGGGCGGTTTCCACGGCATGCTGCACGTGGCCGGCTTCGACGCCGACGGGAACAGCCTGGGCGCCAGCGCCGACACGATGCGCGTCGGCGTCTACATGGTGGATGAACCGACCTTCAACCGGGTGATCGACGCTCAGAACACGATCACCTTCGGGGCGAAGGGAGGCAGCACCCGGTACGGCGTCTACTCGTACCGGACGATGCAGATCCAGCTCTCCCAGGACCAGGAGCTCATCGACCCGCTCGACGCGTTCATACAGCTGGTGCAGGCCAACACCTATCAGATGTGCTACCGCGATCTGATGGGGTACGTGATCTACTGCGGGATCGACCTGCAGCACGGCTCCAAGCACTCGCTTTACATCAACCACGAGCTCAACCTCGTGGAGTCGAGCGCGGTCTACAACCCCGCAGCCTGACCTCGCCGCTCACCGGCGGCCCCGGAGACTCAGATGCAGTCACTCGCGCAGCGCTCTTCTATCGGCACGTCCTACAGCGCCGCCCAGGTAGCCGCCTTCCTGACCCAGAATGACAACTCCGAGCAGTGGGTCGTGGACCGGCTCAACATGCAGGGCCAGTTCGAGGCCGACATCAGCAACTGGGTCGACATGGGCGCCATGACCAACACGGCGACCATCAACGGCAACCAGATGGCACCTGTGTCGGGCCAGCGCTCCTCGGCCTCTGTCGCCACCATCACCCACGACACCACGCAGTCAGTGAAGCGGCAGCTGTCGATGCGCTTGGAGGGAAACGTAACCCTCAACCCGCTCAAGGACCTGATCCGCTTCCACTACCAGCTGCAAACGCCGGACGGCGGATGGCTGGATTGGGTACTCGGCACCTTCGTCCTCACCATCCCCGACCTCGAGATCAACCCCGGGTTCAGCTTCATCCAGTGCGCAGGGACCGACGTCCTCCAGTTGCTCGTCGACGCGGCCGTCCCGATCACCTGGACCGTACCTGCGGGCACCGGCTACATCGACGCGGTCCGCAACGTGATCAACACGTACGGCGGCTCCTACAAGTTCGACATCCAGATCCAGGCGGCCAACCAGTCCCTCCAAGCCTCGCAGACGTGGGACGCAGGCACGTCGCGGCTCACCATCATCAACGACCTCCTGGAGACGGTCAACTATCAGGACCTCTGGGCGGATGAGCTCGGAGTGCTGCGCTCGAACCCGATCCCCAACTACGCGAACCTGACGCCGTCCTTCACCTTCGACGGGACCGGTGACAACAGCATCATCGGCTACCCCTTGCAGCTGAAGACGGACCTCTCGAACGCCTACAACCAGGTCCTCATCGTCGGCGCTGATCCCAGGGTCGCTACGTTCAACGGGAAGCCGATATTCAATTACAAGAGCTACTTCAACTACGTCTATCAGAACAACGACCCCACCTCGCCTATCTCTGTGCCCAACTGGCATCCGAAGCTGATCGCGATCAACGACAACAGCATTCCGAACGCTGCGGTCGCCGCGGCGAAGGCGAAGACGCTCGCACAGCAGTACGCGCTGGTCTTCAACCAGTGGACCCTCAACACCTTCCCCTGGCCGGTGTCACAGAACTACGACATCTACCAGTGCATCATCGACACGCCTGACCACGGGCTCATTAACGCCAAGTTCCTGGAGATCGGCTGGACGCACCAGTGCTCCACCGCCGGCGCCACCTCCCACGTACTGACCCAGGTCACCGGCTCGGAGATGATCGCGTGAAGGTCAAGAGCAAGCAGTTGGCGGGAGTCATCCACCAGTGGGTGGTCCAGATCCTCAACTCGGAGCCCTGGGCGAGCTACATCGGCAATCGCATGTTCTCGGCGATCATCACCGACGTCAGCAACTTCGGCCTCGGCGTGGTCACGGTGGCCCCGCTCAACGGGGGCGGCGCATCCGCTGGCGAGTGGATATGTGCGGTCACCGACTACGTGCCCAAGGTGGGCGATCGCGTCGAGATGATCCGCCAGGACGACGTCTACGGCTACGTCGCCTACCCGCTGGTCCACCCCTTCAAGCCGCACTTCAAGGTCCGCCTGACGACGACGCACAGCCTGCCGTCCGGCTCCTGGGGCGCGGTTCCATTCAACAGCGTCATCGAGGACCCGTGGGGCGCGTGGAGCACGGCCAACAACACGTGGACGGCCCCGGCCGAGGGCATGTACCAGGTCAACCTGCACCTCAAGTCGCAGCCCCCTGTCTCGCAGACGAGCAGCCAGGTCGCGCTCTACGTCAACGGATCGTCGGCCGAGACGTGCGGCGACTGGCAGATCCCGACCACGTACTACGTCGGCTTCACCTGGGCGGGCCTGGTCCACCTCAACGCCGGCGACACGCTCTCGGTCGAGACCGACGCCTCGGCCGCGGTCTACCTGCAGGTGTCGGACTCGCCGTCCGCCTGCCAGCTCAGCGGCTTCTACGTCGGCCCAACCAAATAGGAGGACCCCGGTGACCAAGAAGGGCGTTGACGTATCGGCCTACCAGGGAACGATCAACTGGGCCGAGGCGAAGGCGGGCGGCGTCGAGTTCGCCGAGATCAAGGCGACCGAAGGCGTGGGCTTCGTCGACCCGCAGTTCTTCATCAACTGGCGCAACGCGCGGTCCGCCGGTCTGCCCTGCATCGCCTACCACTACTGGCACGCGGCATTGACCGCCCAGGCGCAGGCGACATGGTTCCTCGCCGTCGTCAAGCAGGCGGTCCCAGCGTTCCGGCCCGGCGTCGACGGGACCATGTGCGACGGAGAGGACACCGCCGCCAGCGGCAACGTCGAGCCCGCGATCGACGCCTTCATGGAGGCCGTCGCGGCTGGGCTCAAGGAACCCGACGACGACGACTACCTCTACTCGGGCCTCTGGTTCATGCAGCCGCACGGCCTGACCGGCTCGAGCGACGTCGCCAGCAAGTACCCGCTGATCCTCGCCGCCTACCAGGCGGACGCGCCCGCGGCCCCCTCCGGATGGTCCCGTGTCGCCATCTGGCAGAGCTCGGACAGCGGAAAGGTGTCCGGCATCGCCGGCGGCGTGGACACCGACGAGATGCTGGTCGACCCGGCCAGCGCCACCACAGCGCCCCAGGAGGAAGAGATGGGCTACATCATGACCGCCCCCAACCTGCCGGCCCAGATCGTGGACGGGCCGAGTGTGACCGGGATCCCCGACGGTTCCGACGAGACGCCCTACACGTCGAAGGGCTGGCAGGTGATGGCCGTCGACGTCGCCCTGTACGAGTCGATCGTGCAGAACAGCTTTCAGGCGCTCATGGCGAAGCTGATCGCGGCGATCCCGGCCGTGAGCAGCGCCCCCCCGGTCCTGTCCGCGGCACAGCAGGCCCAGGCCAGCGCAGACCTCACGAAGCTGATCGGGGACATCTGACCCATGGTCCGCCGACGCTGGGGTCCTGGACTCCTAGTCGGCGCGATCGTCCTGTCCATGACGCTCGCGCTCGGCGCGGCCGCGCTCGCCCTCCACTTCTCCGGAGGTGAGATCGTCCAGGTCAGGAAGTACCCGTACCCATCACCCAGCCCCGAGATCCTGTTCTGCCCAGGCTCGACGGCCACGCCTCGGCCACGGGCAACAGCATCATCCCCGGCCACCCCGCAAGCTCCGTCCGAGCCACGTCCCAGCACTCACGTTGTAGCACCCGCGCCCGCGCCCGTGGAGCACCCCACAGCCGCTCCAGCCCGACCAGCGACCAAGGAGCCGACACCGACCCCACCCCCCACAGGGGGCGGCTCTGGCGGATTGCTCGGAACGGTCGGCACTCTGATCCATGGGCTACTGGAGCTGATCGAGTGACCGATGAGCAGCGCCCCGCGCAGCCTCCAAGCGCGCCGCCCGGCAGCTGGATCGACCTCAACTATGCCGTGCGACAGACCGCGGCCTGGCAGCAGTTGACGGACGAGATCCACACCCTGAATGACACCCTCGTCCACCTGCCGGAGCAGATCAACCAGTCGAACCAGGCCCTCGGCGCCAAGGTCGACGCCCTGGTCGACGAGGTCAAGGCCCTCAACGCGAACCCGATGGTCTCGTTCGGAAGGGTCCTCAAGTCCGGACCCGGCGTGTTCTTCGGCGCCGTAGGCGGCTTCGCCAGCTTCGCCAGCCTGATCTACCTCTTGATCGAGCTGGCCCAGAAGATCAACCCAGGAAAGTAAGGAGCCCCCCAACCACATGGACCCCACCACCGTGATCGAGCAGCTGGGCCAGCACATCGCGCCAGCCATACCCGTCATCCTCTGGGCCGCCGCCGTCTACCTGGCCGGCAACGACCTGCTCGACTTCGCCCTCGACGTCAAGGCCGCCCGCGCCCAGCGCAAGGCTGGCCTGATCGCCGCGATCCGCCTCGTCGGCTTCGCTGGCCTGGTCGGATCGGTCAAGGCCGACTTCTGGAACAGCCGTGTGGCCGTCGTGGCGGGCGGTGCGGTCGCTACCGCACTCGCGACCGGTGCCGACCCGGTGCAGGCTCTCCAGACGGCTCTCGTGGCCGCAGCGGTCGCCAACGTCGGCAGTCTGGAATCCAGCACTCTGACCAAGATCAAGCAGCTCTTCGCCGCTGTGAGCGCGCCCACCCCGCCGCCCTCGCCCCCGGTCTCGGCAAAGACGATCGCCGCTGCCGCCGCCACCAGGGGATCGGTCGTGACCCAGGCTCCGGGCCAGGCGAACGCGGGCGTCGATCCAGCCGTAACCGAACTGCTATCTGACGGCGTTACAAACGCAGGCTCGCCCTCCTCCTGAAACTCCTCCCCCCCTCCCGGCCGCCCCCGCATAGAGGACACGCGCGCTCGCGTCCCTTCTATGCGGGGGCGGCTTCTTTTCATTTCAGGCCGAACAGCCGGAGGAAGACGAGGAAGCCCACCATCCGCCGGCGACGTGCCATCCGGCGCCGCCACCTGGAGCGAGGCATCATTGCCCCTCCTTGTACCGGTGCCGGTACTCTTCCTCGCTGACGTCGTGGCCGTTGATGAGGTACTGGCTAGCCCCCACCCTCAGACTTCCGCCGGGAAAGATCGGCTGGACGTCGTGCCTCTCCTCGAACTCCGGGGCGAGCGCCTGCAGCCTAGCGTGGACTTCCTTTAGATCCTGGGCCAGGGCGACCACGATTCCATACAGCTGTGTGACTGCCATGGGTTTGAGAGGCGTCTCCCGCATCTTCCGGGCGACCTCGGCGATCGCGTCGAGGCTCTCGTCATTCAGCATCGGACCTGCTCCTTGGGTGGTAGGGGATGTGGATTCCGAGGGCGACCTTGCGCACGGCCTCGTCTGGGCGCCGGTCGTACTTCGCCGTCGTGTTCGGGTTGGCGTGTCCGGCCATCCTGGACACGAGGCCCAGGTCTCCGGACTGGTCGAGGCCGTCGGAGATGGACGTACGGCGGAGGTCGTGGGGGCTGAACCTCTTGACCCCGGCCATCATTGCCCGACGCTGGCAGGCGAGCCAGATGGTCGACGTCGCCAGGTGCCGACCCTGGATGACATTCACGCGGTCCTTGTCGATCGGGAGGAACAGCGGCCCCGGCTCCGTGCCGCGCACGGCGAGCCAGTCCCGCAGCGCCCCCACCGCGACATCACCGAGGTGGATCTCGCGTTCCTTGTTGCCCTTGCCGATCACCCGAAGACGGCCGGAGTCGAGGTCCAGGTCCTCCAGCTGGTGCGCGGCCAGCTCGGCCCGCCGGACGCCGCCCGACGACAGGGCCACCGCGAACAGGGCGGCGTCGCGGCGGGCGCACGTGCTGTCGTCGTCCTCGAGCACGCGGAAGGTGCTGATCGTCTCGCCGGTGGTAAGCGCGCGGCCGCGCGGGAGACGGGAGCCCTTGACCGGCTTGACGGCATTGATCTTCGCGAGGTCCTCGGCCGTCATGAGCCCGAGCAGCCACGCCTGCTTCACCACACCGCGCAGCGCGGCCCGGTAGGTGTTGCACGTCGCCGGCGACAGGTCGGACTCCATCAGCCTGGTCACGAGGGCGACGGCGTGCTCGTAGCGGACGCGCTCCCACGGGAAGGTGTCCCAGCGCATGTCGGGGTCTACGGCCTGGGCCAGCCAGTCGAGGGCGACGCGCATAGATCGGCGCCCGGACTCGGCCAGCGTAGCCAGGTAGACGTGCGGCGGGCTCCGGTCGAGCCCGAACCGCCGCGCCTCCATCCTCGCGGCCAGCACATCATCGCCGACCGGCTCGATCGCCTCGCCGTGCCAATAGGACAGGTCGGCGTCTTCCGGAATCACAGCGCCCCCACGTCGGGGCCTTCTTCGATGTCGCAGTAGATGCGATGCCGCTCCTTGACCATCGCGTACTCCTCCGACGCGTTGGACGGCTCGGGATCCTTGAAGGGCTCGTGGAGTTCAGAGTGCGCAGCCTCGAACGATTGGCAGACGCAGCCTGGGCAGCACAGCGCGGGCCAGTGTCGGTGTTCGACACCGTTCGCCCAGCACGTCTCGTCGTGCTGGCTCACCTTCTGGTAGCAGACGGAGCATTCGTGGTCCATGCTCACCCCTCCTTCTCCTCGTGGCGCAGGATGGTCAAGACGCACGCGTCCCGCATCGAGGCGACGTCTCGCGCCGTGTAAGCCCAGAACGAGTTGATCCCGTTCTCAGGATCTCAGCCAGCTTGGCATCGCTGGTTCGCTGTAGCTCAATCAGTCGATCGTCGCGGTCCTCCATCTCGTCGACGGCGCGGTCGATGGCGGCGCCCCCCTCGTTCAGCTCCTCCCAAAGCGGTCGGTCAGGCATCGGGGTCCTTCTCCTCGCCGCACACGAGCCCGCGGTACTGAGTCCCGCAGCGGTGCGGACCCGAGTGGTCGGTCGGCAGCATGCACGTGTGGGCGATTCTGGTGTCGTCCTCCTGGCGGGACAGCCAGGTGTGCCAGCACGTGGCTCTGGTCAGAGGCTTGGCGTTCATCGGTGCGGTTCGTCTCATCTCCACTCCATTGTATGACGTTAAGAATCATTGTCGCGAGTCACCCCAACGATCTCTTTGAAGCGCCCGTCGATCATGAGGTGCGCGACGAGGTAGGCGTCGTACTGGATGGCGAGCAGGTTCGGATCGGGCGGTGGCGGCTTGGGGTGGGGCATCGGCGCCCCGCAGGTGTCGCACCTGACGTTGCTCGCGGATGCCCACAGCGGCGTCGAGCAGTAGCGGCAGCGATCACCGTCCATCAGCTGCTCTCCTTGGGGCGTCGCTGGCCCTTCTCGATGTAGCCGATCGCTTCTCTGATGGGTCGGTATGGGGGAAGCACGCGAGGCGCCGGCCGTTCGTCGGGCTCAAACCTGAACGAGTACCGCTCGAAGTAGTCGCCCTCACCCTCAAAGTCGTGGACGCCGTGCTCCTCGAACCAGAACAGGTCCTCAACCTCGAACTCCTCTCCGTCCGACGGCTTCGCGAAGATGCGCATCAGTTGCTCTCCTCGTCGACTAGCCCGGCTCTCACCGCGTCCTGCGGAAACTCACGGGCGAGCTGGAGCGGATCGAGCAGCGTCATCCGCGCCAGCAGGAGCAGGTCATCGCGCAGCCTGATCACCACCTGCAGCTTCCACCACCGGTCCCACTCCGGGGTCGGCTCCCACGTGATGGCCCCCGACACCTCTCGGATGGCATCGACGTACGGCGTCCCGGACGGGATCTCCGGGTACTTGATGTCGAGCTCGACATCAGTCGCCTTCATGCTGGCCTCGAATGCGCCATCCCGAATGATGGAGAAGTCGGACATCAGCTGATCCTCCTCACCAACATCGCCACTCGCATGAACGGAGTCGGGGCCGGCGGCGACAGATGGTGGTACAGCGCGAGCTCCGCCAGGACGACCAGTGCCGCGACGCCCAGCTTCACCCATATCCACCTGGGCGACTCCAACTCCTCTTCGAGGGTCCCCTCGGTCTCCCGCATCCAGCGGATCACGAGGTTCTTTCGGCTGTGCATCAAACGTTTCTCCTGAAATAGAAGAAGCCCACCCCCGGAGGGCGGGGGCGGGCGTCAGCGTTGCGTAGAGGATCGATGTCATACGGAAGGCTCCCGGCCGCTCGGGGCTGGGCGGCGAGCTCTCGCTCACCGCCCCTCCACCGAGCATGGCTGCGGGGGAGAGATTCAGATGTGCGCGGTTAGGAAGTCCGCGATGTCCTGCCACCACGATACGGCCGGATGGCCGGTGTCGGGAAGGCCGGGGGTTGCGCTGCCGCTGCTCGAGGAGCCGGTGCCGCTCGTGCTGGTCGACGGAGTCGGAGTCGGAGGGGAGCCTTTCGGGGTCGGCGTGGCCGAGGGCGGCGGGGGGGTTGCGGACGGGGTCGGAGTCGCCGCGGTGCAGGTCGTGGTGTTGTCGCCGTCGATGCTGGTTATGGTCACGTCCGACTTCCCGGCGCCAGGGAGGACGGTGCCAGCCCACAGCTGAAACTTGGTCTTGCCGGTGATGGTGTTGGCGCCGCTGACGACGGTGCCGGCTTCCAGAGAGCCCAGGGAGACGTCAGGCGTTCCGTCGAGCGGGCCGCCGAGCCAGTGGATCATGGTCGAGTCGTCGACCGAGATCTGTCCGTGGATCAGGCTGGCCTCGATCTGGCCGTAGTCGTCGTTGCCGGGGCCCTCGTAGGAGGTGCCCTTCCAGGTGAACATCTTGCCGCCGTCGGCATTGATCCAGATGTTCAGTTCGATCGGCCCCTTGCCCTGGACGGAGAAGGTGCCCAGCTGCGAGAGCGGAGCTTCCGGGGTCACAACGCCGGTGTCGACGTATCCCCCGACGGACGTGATCTGCTCCCAGACGCCATCGCTCTGGAGCACCTGGTCGACGGTGTCGCCTCCGGTGATGACGTAGGGGGTGTCGCGGATGGTGAGGGCGTTGGCGTAGTTGACTTCGTACTCGCCGACGACGGGGTTGGCGGTGCAGGAGATCGGCGTTGCGGTGTCTGCGCTGGCCGCCGCTCCGCCGAAGAAGACGGCTAAGGCGCTGGCGGCGATCGCAGGCACTAAGGCACGAACGAATTTATGCATGGACGATGCTCCTCCCAACAGACAGATGACTCACGTGTGTGTGTGCAGCTCGGCTCAGCGGAAACGATTAACGGAGCGGAATGGTTACGCGTATTTCTGCGGGTTTTCACGGGTACGCTGAATTGCGTAGGCTCTGTGAGCATTGAGGTCAGACGTCTGTTGACTGTTCCTTCTCCCGCTCCAGAAGCTTCAACTTCTCCGGATCGAATCGCTCCCAGCTGTTCAGGTGGGTGTCCACCACTACGTAGTCGGCTCCAACCCTCATCACATCGCCAGGCCAATCGTCGTCGACCTCGAACAGGCGGCCTCCCGTGAACCCGAAGTCCACGACGTCGCCCACGCGAATCTCCTGGCCGTCCGCGTAGAGCAGGGTTGGACCCTTGTCCTTCTCCCACTCGTCGAGCGCGGGGTTGGGGACGTAGGGCTCAGCCATCCTTCTCCTCCTCGGGCAGGTCTGGGTGCTCCCTCAGCGCGGCGGCGATGGGCTCTGGGATGTGGCCGTCCTGATACTTCACGCGGAGCCAGTCGGCGGTTTCGTCCGGTTCCCAATACATATCCTTGTCAAGCTGTGCCGCCAGCGCCTCATACCGCCCCCGCTCCCGGTCGATGAAGGGCTGGACGGCGGAGACGATGTACCCAGCCATGAGGTCCCACTTATGTCGCTCGATACGGTCTACGAAGAATCCCCGGCCATGATCAGTCGCCTCATCCTCCAGCGCCTTCAGGATCACTTCGGTCAGGCCAGCGGCGGCCCCCGGCACCACCCGCTCCCGCTCGGCGCGGGCTCCGGCCTCCCAGGCGGCGCGCATCCCTTCCACGTCGGACGCGGAGTCTATGGCGCCGTCCCACCACTCCTCGAAGCCGTCGGGCTGGTTATGACAAACTTGCGGGTCCGGCGATGACCCCTCAACAAGTTGCTCATCGGGCTGGCGGGGTTCGGTGGTCATGGCTGCCTCCTCAAGATCACAGCAAAATCGAGCGGCCCACACTTCCCGTCCCGTCCGGGAAGCACTCGCCGCAGCGCAGGAACGAAGGCTCGCCCGGATGCTCGCGGCGGAAACACTCCACCTCCTCCTCACCGTCGTAGAGCTCGCTGACGTCGTAGGTCAGCCCGCACTTCGTCACGAGTTCGGGGACGGCGCGCCTGAACAAGTGGGTCAGGCTCCAGCGGCCGTTGACGCGGAGGATGGCGCCTGCGGTGTACTGCGGCTCGCTCACTGCGCCCCCTCGTCTTCCGCCGCGAGCACCTTCGAGTAGCAATCCGGGCAGAGGAGCCTCTCGGTCTCGGCCCAGTAGTCGAGGTGCCAGTCGGGCCAAGCAGGTCGCCGGACTCACGGGGGTTGGTGGTCACACATCACCTCGGTCTGATGGGCTGTCCATTGAACTGAAGGCGTCCCGCGCCTCCAGTTCCCTCAACTCCCGTTCGGCCTTCTGCGCTCGCACTCGCAGCCGCTCGTTCTCCTGGACCAGGGCGAAGCTCGGCGTATCGTAGTTCGCCTCCATCCAGCCCCAGAGGCGGTCAGCGATCTTGGCGATGTCGTTGAGAGTGAAGCCGTCCGGGTACTCGTCGACCAGGGCCTCGATCAGCAACTGGCGCAGCTCCGCGGGCGTCTCAGCCATGGAACAGGTTCCCCCACGGAATGCTGAGCGCGGCGATGATGATCGCCAGCGCCAGCGCCTCCAGGAGACAGCCCAGGCCGTGCTTGACCTCCTTGTCCATCAGGCGGCCCTCTTGAAGTCGATGCCGTGGACGACCCACACGAGCGGATCTCCGGTCACCGTGGCCCGGTCGCTGTAGTTGTCCTCGTCGGCCTCCGGAGCCTGGTTGATCTCGATGGTCGCGGTCCCCTCGAAGACCTTGGTGATGCGCCACACGCCGCTGCTCTTGTAGGCGATCCGGAGCACCGTCCCGTCCGAGAAGGCGAGCAGGTCCCCGTTGTCGTCCATGTTGTCGAGGCTGAACTCCTCGCGGATGTCTCCCTCGATCTCGATCAGGTCGTCGCTGGCGCCGTAGATGGTGATCTGCATGTCAGGCGGCCTCCTCAGCCTTGGCGAGTTGCTGTGTGTACCACTGGAGCTGAAGCCCGATCGGCACCCGGCACAGTGGACGCAGGACGATGAACCCCCGTGCGTGCAGCGCGGAGCTCAGGTTCAGGGCGTAGTCGTTGCCGGCGTGAATCTCGATCGTGGTCCCGCGCTCCAGCTGTAGGTCGACCTGCTCCGCGACGCGGAATGCCCACCGGTAGCGATCGGTGGGCGTCAGAGAGGCCAGAGACAGGTCGTACGACTGGATGACCTGCTCCGGGTCGAGCAGCCCGTGCTTGGCCGAGATGACCCACCAGCCGTCGCAGTAGCGCTCCACGTACGCGCGCTTCTTCTTGAACAGCGTTGAGGTGTAGAGGTCCTTCGCCGCCGCCGGTGCGGCGAGCTTCTGCCCGCCGCACCCCACCAGTCCGATCCGCACTACCCCAGACCTCCTGCCGCGGCCGCAGCCGCCATCAACTCTTCCTCCAGGCCGTCGCCCTCGCCGTCGTCCGACCCGGGGCCGCCGTCCTCGTCGAGCGCCTCCCCCTCTGCGGACGCCAGTTCCTCACCTACCTCCGGTCCGTCGTCGCAGTCGCACTCGCCGTCCTCGCCGTACTCCTCTCCACAGACCTCGCAGCGCTCGGCCCGACCGTGGAATTCGTCGATCAAGCCCTGCTCCTCCGGCGTGATCTCGTATCCCCACTTGTCTCGCAGGCTCTCGATCCACTTGACCTGCTCTCCCCGCTGCCAACCCCAGTAGTCCCCGGCCCCTCTCTCGAGCCGGAAGCAGAACACAGCCATCAGGACTCGAGCCAGCTTGGCCTGGTCCTCGATCTGACCGACCTTCGTCCACACCTCATGCATGGCATTCCGAGCCTGAACCCAGCTATCGCCTTGGCCCGCCTGCTCCAGCTTCGAGAGGTCGGGCAGATCGAGCCCGGCGAGGTCGCAGAACAGGCGGATGTCATCGGCATCGTCGGCCCGGAAGTACGTGGAAGCAACGGCGGGGATGGAGTTGCGCAACAGCCTGGCCGTGGTCTCCTTGTCGCGGCTGCTCATGAACTCCGAGAGGAACTTCCGCCTCACCTTGTGGGCGGGCTCCAGCGCCGCCATCAGAGCCTCGTGCTCCTCCTCACGCTTCGCGAGCTGCTCCTCCGACATGCCCCCGTGCGGCTGCTGCGACCGGTCCACCTTGTGGCCGGCCTCCTCCGGGTTCGTGCAGACGTAGATCGCGCCCCCGGCCGGACCGATGAACGCCGCATGGAACGGACAGTCCTTGTGCGTCTCCGGCGTGTAGTGGCCGCCCGCGGAGTCGGGGTTCGGGATCTGAACCAGGGACTTCGCCACGCTGCCCCAGCCGAACTGCCTGGGCTCGGGGATGATCGTCGTGCCCTCGGCCTTTAGTGCCGCCTTGGCCTCCTTGCTCTTTGCCGCAGTCTCGCGCTTGCCCTTCACGCTCTCGATGGCCCACGACATGTTGTGGTAGGTCTCCCACGCCTTCAGGACGTCCTCGACGGCCTTCTCGTCGCCGTTGAACTCAGTCAGCGCCTCGGCGTCAGACAGGGTGACCTGGCCGGCGTGGACGCGCTCGCGTACCTGCTCGGGCAGCCCGGTCAGCTTCAGGCGGCGCTTCACCGTGGCCGCTCCGGTCCCGACGCGATCGCTGATCTGACCGGCGTCGAGTCCCAGAAGCTCCAGCTGCTTGAAGCCCTCGGCCTCCTCCATCGCGGAGAGGTCCTTCCGGTGGCCGTTCTCGGACAGCATGGTCACGAGCACGTCGATGTTGTCGGCCAGGTCCGGGCGCGGAATGCCTGGCACCTCGGTCAGCCCGGCCAGCTTGGCCGCGGCCCGGCGCCGGTGACCGGCCACCAGGAGCCAATCTCCACCCCTCGGACCATCCGGTATGACGAGCAACGGCTCCAGCACGCCGTGAGCCTGCATGCTCGCGGCCATCTCCCGGAGTGCGTCGTCCTCCGGGATCTCGTGTCGTGGGTTCAGCGGGTGGTCGTGCAGCTTGTCCAGCGGGATCGCAAGCACGACCGAGTACACGTTGGGATCTGCCATGTGGGCTACCTGGTCTCCTTGATGCCCTGCTCCAGGAGCAGCCGGGCCATCTCGATTCGGTTCTCGTTGATCGCTCGCAGCGCCTGGTCCATGGTGGTCCGGGCGTGGACGATCGTGGTCTCTTTCTCCCGCAGCTTCCGAGCGGGGTCCTCCGTCATGCGACTTCCTCCATGACCTTCCTGTGTCCGGGCTTCCGAACGAACGTGGCTCCCCGCGCCAGGCTTGCGTCGACGAATCCCTTTTCCAGCCAGCCCCTCTGTTCGAGGTGGTGGAGCAGGGTCATGTAGCGCACCCAGCCGATCGCCACCCCGTCGATGAAGAGGTGGCCGTTGCCGGGGGTCGTGCTGCGGATCCAGCTCCACTCGGCCTCGCGTAGCTCCGGGCACTTCTCGCAGATGAGTCGGGTCAGTGCATCGCGTCCGCCCTGCGGCTTGTCGATGTCGAGTACCGGCCAGTGCATCTCTTCGGTCGGCCAGTCCCCGTCGTCGGGTTCGAACAGGCGGCTGCTCACGAGGTTGGCGTCCGGCTCGGGGACCGGCATCCGCTTGTCGCGCTCGTTGTAGTCGACGTCGGCCTCGTCGGGCTTGTGCGGGTAGTCGACCGCTTCGCAGTACCAGTAGGTCCTCATGCGGTCAGCTCCTCCCAGACGCGTCCGGAGTCCACGTCGGCCTCCATCCACACTGCGGCGTCGACGCCGGCGGCGACGAGCTCGGCCATCCATTCCTTCTGCTCGGGGCTCAGCTTCCCGTGCCCGGACTTGAGTTCCCGGAGCAGGTACTTCCCCGTCCGAGTGACGATCTGAAGGTCAGGTGCGCCCTTGTCCCCCGAGATCGCCGTCATCCACCGTCCGCTGGCGGTGAGTCCTGGCCGCTGGTGCTGCCACTTCTTGGCCCCGGCCAGATGGCACAGGTTCATCACCGTGTTCTCGAACTGACGTCCCTTGGAGATCGCGAGCGCTCGCTTCTGGGCCGTCGTGAGACCCACCTACCCTTCCTCGATCTGAGCCTTCCGGCTGGCCTCGTGCTCGTTGATGCGCTGCTCGTGCGCGGCCTGCAGGTCGGAGAGCAGCTGGTCCATCTCCATCACCAGCGCGGAGAGGCCGTGGCCCATGTCCGAGTACCCGGACTCGAGCATCTTCTCGATCGCCTTCAGGCCGGCGTCGCGAGCCGTGCGCACGTGCGACCGGGCAGCGGAGAGGTGGGTGAGGATGTCCTCTAGCGGCAGATCCTGTCGCTCGGGAAGGGCGGGCGCGTCGAGAGACGAAGTGGTCTTTGACTCACACATGGAGGTGGCACTCCTACCTGTATTCAGATGGACGAATGACGGCGCATGTCACATGCTATCGCATGCGTGATGCTAACGACGGCGAGCTATCGCGATCGCGTCCTTCTGGTCCTGGATGGCCTGCGAGTTGGACCCGAGCACCTCGTCGACGATGTCCTTAACGTGGACCGGCTGCGGCGGGGTCGAGCGGGTGAAGTCGCAGATCCGATCGAGGATCGATACCTGCAGGCGGACGCCGATCGGGTCGAGTCTCGTGCGCTCCTTGGCGATGTCCCACGCCTTCAGCGCGAACGGCCATTCCACCAGGAACGGGCTCCGGTGGTCCTTCGGGTCGCGGGGGATCACCCGGACCGGGGCCGGGGGCTCGGCCACGGGAGCAGGCTCGTACGCCTCCTCCAGCTGCTCCACCCCAACCCTCACCGGCATCGCCGGTAACGAGTCCTCGACGGCCGCCGCCGGCGACGACCGTCCCATCTTGATAGCGAGCTTCATCAGTATTGGGGCCCTCCCGTGCCAGCGTGCTGGCGACTCTCCAGGCTCTGGAACTCCGTGTAGGTCGGGTCCCACCGGAGCTTCACCGTGCCCACCGCGCCGTTGCGGTTCTTGGCGACGATCACCTCCGCGATGCCTCGATCTTCGGCCGCGGTCTTCTCCTTCTTGTAATACTCGTCGCGGTAGAGGAACCAGACCTGATCGGCGTCTTGCTCGATGTTTCCGGACTCTCTGAGGTCGGAGAGGATCGGTCGCTTGTCCTCTCGCCCTTCCGGTGCCCGCGACAGCTGGGCGATGACGACGACCGGGATTGCGAGGTCCTTCGCCAGCGCCTTGAGCGCCCGGCTCACCTCCCCCACCTCGACCACGCGGTTGTCGCGGTTGCGGGTCCCGTCGACGAGGGTCAGGTAGTCGACGATCATCAGCGACACCGGCGATGCCGCCTGCTGCGACTGCATCTGCGCGATGAGGTCGATCGTGCGCTGCGTGCTGGAGTCGTCGATGTAGAGCTCGTACTTGGCGAAGTCGAGCATCGCCGCTTCGATCTTCGCCAGCTCATCGAAGCCGCACATCCCGCGAGACAGCCGGTAGGAGTCGACGTGCGCCATCGTGCAGAGCGCCCGCTCCTCCACCTGCATCTGAGTCATCTCCAGGCTGAACACGGCGACCTTGTGGTCGTCCGCCGCAGCCGTGACCCCCAACTGCATACCAAGTGAGGTCTTCCCCATCGACGGACGGCCGCCTATCACGACGAGTTCGCCGGGGCGCAGGCCGGCCGTCACCCGGTCGAGGTCGTAGAAGCCGGTCGACAACCCCGGAAGCTGCCCCCCCTTGCGCGCCTTGATCTCCTCGAGCAGCTCGCCGAGATGGTCACCCACTCGGACCAGCCCCTTGCGGCGCTCCTCCTGCACGACGGTGAGCAGTGGCTTCATGCCCTCCGTGGCGGCCTCTCGGGCAGTCACAGAGTCGTCAAAGCCCTTTTCCACCACCGCAGTGCCAGCGGCGATCACGCTGCGCTTACCGGCCTTCTCCTTGACCCGCTCGGCGTAGTGCTGGACGTTGGCCGCGGTCGGGGTGGCCTCCTGGAGCATGGCAAGGTTGGCGCGCCCACCCACCTGCTCCAAGATGCCCATCTTCTCCAGCTCCGCCGCCAGGGTGATGTTGTCGATCGGACTCTGATCGCGGAACAGGTTCATCGCGGCCTTGTAGATCTGGCCGTTGTTGGTGCGGTAGAAGTCGGCCCCGTCAGGGTCGAGTACGTCATAGACCTTGGCGATCGCGCCCTGGTCGAGCAGTAGGGCTCCGAGCACGCATGCCTCGGCTTCGAGGTCCTGTGGCATAAGCCGTGGTTGAACGTCAGGCACCGACCGCATCTCCTACGTGTGTTAGAATGGGTACCATCATGACCAAGCCTGAGACTGAGCTACGACGAGAGCAGGCGCGCGCGCTGCGCGACCAGGGCCTGAGCACCCGGGAGATCGGCAACCGCATGGGCGTCTCTCACGTGTCCGTCCTGCGCCTCCTCAAGCCCGACTACGCGGCCACCATCGACCTCGAACTGCTCGGCAAGCTGAACCTCGACCTCTACCGCGTCGAGGACCTGGCGATCCGCCTCGGCTGCTCGCCCCGCCACGTCAACAAGCTGATCAACGACGGGCTCCTGCGCTGCGTGTCTCTCAACCCCTCCGCCGCCGGCGGCAAGACGGAGATGCGACGCATCACCGCCCAGGACCTCGACGCATTCCTCGGCGTGGAGAGTCACGCCCTCGCCGCCACGAACGCGGACGGATCGAACTGACCGGCCTTGACGAGTCCGTGTCGAGGCCGGTAGGTCCGCGTGTCTCCCTTGAAGATCGCGCACTCCCGGTCCTGCAGGCGGATGAGCAGGAGCGACGGCGCGTAGATCTGGTTCGGGAAGCGCCAGGCCCTGTCCATCTCGCGGAACAGGTCCTTGGTGTCGATCCTCAGACCGACCACGGCGTCTACCCAGTCGGCCTTGATCCAGTGGCCTCCACGGCGCATGTTGCTCCAGCGGATGATCGCCTCGACCCTCCGCTTCCGGTCCGGGTCGACGTCGAACGCGGTGATGCTGCTACCCATCACGCTGCCTCCTCTGACTTTTGCTTCTGCGGATCCCGCGCCTTGCAGGCTCCATAGCTGTCCTTCTTGACGACCCCTTCCGGCGCTGCCTCCTCTGCTCTCTTCACCGCGGCCGCCTTGCGGTTGAAGGTGACGTACTTGTAGGGGCTCTCATCCCCCTTCACGTGCTGCGGCAGCACCTCCTCGAGGAACCGCCGCGGGTCGAGCATCTCGGTCTTGGGCTCGGACCCCCAGCCCCACACGCGCCCGTCAGGCAGGCCCACCGGTCCGGTGTTCTTCGTCAGGGCGCGTTCCTTGATCGCCTTGTGAAGCGACTCCTGCTGAGCCTGGACAAGCTCGTATGCCTGCACCGCCTTGACCAGGTTCTCCTTGACGCTGAGGTCCGCCGGAACCAGCACCGTCACCAGCTGCCAGCCGTCGAGGAGGTCGTGCGCTCCTCGGCACCGCTTCACGAAGTCGCACATGTTCGAGCAGTGCGGCCCGGGCGTCGCTCGCCACTCCGTCTCGGCCGCGTAGCGCTCCACCTTCTTGCCGATCAGCGCGTCCATGTCTCGAACCTGGTCGGCACTCCACCACGGCGAGGTGATGACCTTCTTCTCCCGCACCACGCCGATGCGGAACACCACGTGCGTGACCCACGGCCACGTGCGCAGGACCGCGACCGGATAGCACCGGCTCTGGTTGCTCTTGGCCTGCATCTGCGTGGCGTTCTCGGGCACCAACCGTCCTGACTTCCAGTCGTCGATGACGGCGGCCGTCCCGAAGAAGGAGACGCGGTCGATCTTCATCTGAAGCTGGCCGATGCGCCCGTCCGAGAGGGGGTACTCGACGTTGACCACGCTCTCGTACTCGATGTGGTCAGGCTCCTTTTCGAAGGGGCTTGCGGCCTTCAGTGCGTCCACCGCCGGCAGGAACTCGAAGTACTCCTCCAGCTCCTCGGCCGGGAGGTCGGCCAGGAAGTCGACCACCCCCGTCTCCGCGTACGCGTGGAGCGCCGTGCCCAGCTTCGCCGCGTTACCCGACGCCGTGCGCTGGATCATGTGCGACTTCGCCCAGGACTGGCGAGGGCACATGTCGAAGACGTCCAGCGCGGTCGGAGAGATCGGAACGATCCTCTCGTCGAGGCCGCGCCGCTCGCGCCTCTTGATCATGTCCTCGGTCGGCTTCGAGCAGAACTGCCAGTGATCGTTGGCCGCGTCGAGGCCGTGCATGGTGTGCGTCTGGTGGGGGAGCCCGCAGCCTGGGCAGACCCAGACGTCGGGGCGGGAGGGGGCCGCCGCCCCCTCCGTTCCCATGCCACTCTCAGCGTTCGAAGAAGCTCCCGCGGCGGCGGGTTCAAGGGTCTGTGTCACGCGGCCGCCTCGGCAGGCCCCATCGCCTTGTGGATGGCGGCGGCGAGCCTGGTGCCCTCAGCGCAGTCGGGGCCGTGCTCGTTCTCGCAGCGCAGCGCCAGTGGCTCGACGACGCTCATGTTGTTGACGGCGGGGTCGAGGATGTTGTCTCGCGCCCAGCCCGTGAGCTTGGCCGCGCCGCCCTCAGTGGCGACGTGCTTCGCCAGGTCCGACACCGCACTGACCAGCGCCAGGCGCTGATCGCTGCCGGGCACCACGCCGTCCGGGGCCGGGACCGGGGCCGGGACCGGGGCCGGGTCCGCCGGGGGAGCCGGGGCCGGGGCCTGGTCGACCGGCTTCGCGTCGGCCGGAACGGACTGGACCTGCTGCTGGTTGAAGGGCGACGGTGCGCTCGCGGCGGACGACACGTTCGGGGTCGACGCCTGCTGCTGCTGGTTGCGCTGGTGCCAGTCGCCCGGTCCTTGCAGCTGCTGCCCGCCCTGCTGCGGAGCCGGCGGGTTGTCGGCCTGGTCCATCTCGTCGTCGATGTAGAGGCTGGCGAACCGCTCGGGGAACGCCTGGCGCAGAGCCTTGGCCTCGGCGCACTTGGCGAGCTGGTTGTCGGCCATCTTGTGCCACATGAAGTTGGGGCGGCTCTGGCCGTTGTCGTTGGTCATCTGAACGTAGGACTTGTAGCGGGCCACGGCCACAGTCGGGCCCAGGTGGCCGTGCCGCATGACCGCCACTCGGGCGGCGGCCGGAGGCTGGTCGGAAAGCCAAACGTCCTTCCAGACGCCGTCTATTCCGCACCACTGCTCCGAGACCTTCCCCCCGTACTCGCCCGTCTCCTGCGCCTTGCGGCGAAAGGCGTCGATGCTGGTCTGGAAGGTCAGCTTGCCGTCCCGCTTGGTGGCGTAGACCTCTTTCGCCAGAGGATCGAGGCGCATCGCCCGCGCGTACTCGATGAAGACGCCGAACTCCTGGTTGGTCAGCTTCTGTCCGGCGAAGGTGTCCTTGATGATCTGGAGCTGTTCCTCGGTCCAGGACAGGTCGGCCCTGGTGGCGAGGCGCGCCTTCTGGGGCTCCGTTCGAATGGATAGCGCTGTGTCCGACATCTGCTTCTCCTGCTCACATCCCGGGTGGCACCGGGGGGGAACTTGGCCGATTAACCATCGATTGACAGGGATTACCTGCCGGGTGGTAGACTCGGCCACCTAGGCGAGCGCACCACGGTGCTCTCTCCTGACTCACATGTGTGCGGCTGGGTAGGTCGTTGGGTGAGGTGGCACTCCCTGGCGACTCCCCGAAGGGGGACTACCCGCCGTTCTTTTTTTGCCTCCTCCTCCCGCCAGCGGCCCGTCCGCTCTCACTGGTAACCATTCTACCACAAATGTGATAGTAGGTGTGGCCCGAAAGCAACCTATTTCGCACCTGATTTACGCGGCGGCTGCGCTCTCGTTCGCAGGGGAGAGCACTTCGTCCCAGCTGATGCCGAGGAAGTGAACGAGCCTCGTCAGCACCGCGCCGCGGTTCTTGCCTGGCACCCACCCGCCGTTGACGACCTTGGAGAGAGTCTGCCTGGAGATGCCGATCTTCGGCGCCATGGCCGTCAGGCTGTCCACGTTCAGCTCTAGCGAGCGCCGGCCGAGGAGGTCCCGAATCCGGGGCAGATCGATGGCGTACTCCACGCCGTAGATCCAGATCGTTGACGCATCCTGCCCCTTCATCGGCCCTATGCTTGCTCCTCAGGTGTGCGACTGGTGGTATACAGCGCCCCGGGTGGTGGCTACCCCGTTTGTAGCGCCAACCGGACAGTATCATAACCGCCAGGCGACATCCGAACAACGGAAGATCGGAGGTGTCCGCCAGGGGCACATACCTCGGATCGGGGTAGTGGATAGTCGGCAAGAGGCAGAGGAGTTCGAGGTTGATTCCGGAACATATGGACACGGCCCAAGGGGGCTCACCGTACTGGCGCTTCCTGGCCTCGCTCTTCGACGAGGCAGTGAGCGCGTACCCGCACTCGCAGGCGGAGCTCGCACGCATCCTGTCTCGCGCCCTGCAGCGGCCCAACCCCGTCTCCCGGAGCACCATCCTCGACTGGCGCCTGGGCAAGACGGCCGTGCCGGCTCCCGCTCTCATGTGCGCCATCGCCCAGGCCGCGGCGTCCCCCGGCGAACTGGCCGGGCGCGCCCTCCAGCGCTTCGACGACGACCCCGACTCCCTCCGCGCCGAGGCCGCCGCGCTGGTCGACCTGGCGGGTCTTTTCAAACCACAAGCAGCCGCAGCAATCCGTACACTTGACACGCAAATGCGGAGGCTTGAGGAAATCGGAGCGTTCGACGACGGAGACTCGGAGGTGCAAGCCGCAGTCTGATGCGTCCGACGTTGGTCTCGCCTTCTGGCGAGAGGGGTGAGGACAGGGGAGATGTGGTGGCGCTTCCCGTGGGCAGCGCGACCGCAGAGCATCGCGACCGTGCGGCCTGCGCCAGCACCGTCTACAAGTTCCGCACCCGCGCCAATCTGACCCGCGTTGAACTCGCGGGGCTCCTCGCCGCACGCTTCGCCGACCTCATCGCCGCCGGCGACATTGAGCCGATCGACGAGGCCGCGGTAGTCCGCTGGGAGTCCCTGCAGGGACCCGTCCGCGGCCGCGTGCTCAACGCCGTGTCCGAGATCTGCATCGGCTACAGCCTGGCCGATCTGGTCGACACGGTGACCATCGCCGAGACAGGGAAGCTGAGGAAGCTCTACCGCAACCTGCACAGCATCCCATGGCTCGAGGCGAGGATCGCCACCGTCCGAAGCTCCATCGCGACTCGGCAAGTCGTCGGCATCCTGATCGTGGCGGGAGCAGTGGCAACCATGTTCCTCGCCATGCGACAGCCGGTCCTCCAGCTGGCCGAGCAGGGGCACCTGTCCCTCCCCGGGCAGCCGACGCCGACCCCGAAAGGTCAGGCTTCGTCGAAGGAGTTTGGCGGCGGGTACGGAGCTATCGTCACCCTGCTCCCGACTCCCGGACCCACCCCGACCCCGAAGGCCGCCCTGGGCAACGCGGTTGCCCAGGTCACTCCGATGCCTGTCGTCCCTCAGCCTGTCGTTCAATCGTCCAACCCCGCTCCCACCCCTGTCGCCACGCCGACGTCGACGCCGACTCCCAAGCCGACGCCGACTCCCAAGCCGCGCAGCACCGACCGCACGGTCCCTGGGGCCTGGCTCAACCCCTGATCCACGGGATCCTCGGCGCGACCCGCCGAGCTGCTACTTCTCCGATGACCCATCCCGTCTCGAAGGGGCACCCCACCGCACCGATCAGTCCGATGATCAGCGTGAGGAACATCATCGACACCAGGCCCTCGCTCGCGATCTCGCCGAGAGGACGACCACAAGTCGGGCAGAGCTTGGCCCCAGCCGTCCATGATCCGGCCGCCACCCAGACGCGCATGCCGGTCGGGAACGAGGCGGGCACGTAGGCGAGGAGCAGCGCCGTCGACAGCGGGGCCGCGTGAGTGAGCATCAACGCCATCAGCCCCACCAAGACGCCCAGAGCGACCGCTGGGCGGCCATCACCGACCGCGAGACTCCGAACGCCATCCCGTGCCACGGCGACCGCTGGGACGCTCTCAGAGAGCCCCACATGGCGGGGCGGGGCCGGGCGGCGGGCAGCACGTGGCTCGCGCACCGTGTAGCCCGGCGCAGGGCGCTTCTCAAGGACGGCCTTGGCCTCGGTGATCTCCTTCATGCGAGCCTCACCGTCCGGCCCTGCGATGTCCGGGTGGTACTTCCGACTCAGGGCCCGATAGGCTCCGTCGATCGCCTCCCTCTCGGCGCCGGGAGAAACGCCCAGCACTTCGCGCGCCGTCTCTACGTTCATCACTGAACCTTCCCGGCCGACCGGATCTCGTCGTCGAAGAGGTAGAGGTGCTCGTCTCCTCCGGCGACCGTGAAGGCATGCTTGTTCCCATCCCTTCCGTCGTAGGTGAGCACTCCGTTTCCCAGTTCGACCCCGTAGCCGATGTCCCTGCACCGGAACTTGACGCGGTAGTCGTCCCCTTCCTTGAACTCCCAGAATTTGTCGGGCATCAGTGACCTCTCTTGAATGCGCGGATGATCCTCGGTGCCGACCGCGCGGCCACCTTGGTCCTCCAGCGGAGTTGATTCGACAGGCGCCGGCGAGCACGACGCGCCCGATTCGGTGTCGCGTGGCGCACCAGCTGCCGATGCACCTCGCGGTCGAGGACCAGGGCGATCGAGAGCCGCCCGATGGTCCCCGTCGAAGGCGAGCGGAGACCAAGCTCCAGCATCGCCACGAGTCCGTGTGACACCCCCGCCCTGTGGGCAAGCACACGCTGCGACAGGCCCGATCGATACCGTGCCTGCCGCAGCGCGGAAGCCAGATCAGGACTCAGTTGACGCGATCGCCTCTCAGCCATCCCCTCTCGTATGCCTCGTGCGTGAGCTGGTCGATGTTCGGGCGCCTGGCCCTGGCCGCTGCCCGGCGTATCGCCGCCGGCGAGTGATTCCAGAAGCGGGCGCGGTACGGCAGGTCGTCGTCGTCCGAACGGATCTTGAAGCTGCCCGGTCCGCCGAGCTTGTCGAGCCCCCAGCCCTCATTGATGGAGCCGGGCCCGAAGATCACGCTGGTGTCGTCGACGCGGGCGCGCAGGCCGATGACCGTGTCCAGCTGCGCCCGCATGTCCGTACCGCCGTCACCGAGCGCGGAGGCGGTCGGGCGCTGCGTGGCGAGGATCGGGATCACGGCCACGGCGCGGCACTTCCGGCAGATCTCGAAGACCTGGCCCATCCACTCGGAGAGGTCCGCGAGCTCGTCGATGAAGAAGACCAGCGCAGGCTCTTCCGGCGTCGGCTTCCAGGACTGGATGCCACGGCGGGCCAGCTCCCGGCCGCGCTCGTCGACGACCTCGAGTATCCCCGACAGCATGGCCGCGGCCTCTCCCCTCTCGGTGGCGACCTGGTGGAAGCTGCGCTTCCAGAGGTTGAACTCCTTGCCGTGCATCAGGTCGGCGCCGATCGGGCATGCGTTCTCGCAGTTGGAGACGTGGGTCATCAGGACGTGGACCCCGGTCGACTTGCCGGACCCCTTCCGCCCCCCGATGAGGATGCCCTTGCTCTCCCCCATCTTCGGGTGCAGCCGCAGCTTGACCACGCTGCCGTCCTCGCGGATGCCGATCGGCATCGCTTGGGAGATGTCGGTGATCAGCTGGTCCTCCGGGAACTCGGGCACGACCGACAGCGGATCCTCCTTGAGCACCCGGAGCACCAGGCGCGAGGCCCGGCCCTGGTCCTTCATGACGGTGATGGCGGCGGGCGCGACGCCGGCGCCACCCTCCCCCATCGCCGCGTCGAACACCGACTCCAGCGAGGGGATGCAGGGTCCGACCTTCTGGATGGTCATGCCGCCGCGCAGCTGGACGCTGAGCACGCCGTACTTGTCCGTCTCCTCTCGCACGGTGAGCTTGGAGCCGATCAGCGGATCGATCCCTGCGTCCCTGGCTTCCTTGGGCTCGGTGATGGTCGGCCACGCGGCGACCAGCGCCTTGATCGAGATGGCCGGGCGCTTCCGCACCGTCCGGTAGCCCGCGGCCTGGGCGGCGGCCTGGGCGGCACCGCGCACGGCACCGCCCGCCGTCCACCCGTTGGAGTTGGCCGCAGCCTTGGCCGCCGCGAAGAGGCGCTGGCCGATGGTGCGGAACTCCTTGGTCTCAGCCATGGATGGCGCTCCTGGCGAGAGACAAGTACGCGTTCACCATCGGCTCCAGGAACCCGAACTTCCAGAGAATTAGGAGCATCACCACGATGACCAGCGCGGCCACGATCCGATCGCTGGTCACGGCCCACTCGATCTCCCCGGCCAGGAGCCTCTCTGTCCGCATGTGCCAGCGGTCGAGCGCCCAAGCGATCGGCACGGCGATCGCCACCGGCAGGATGAAGTCGATGAAGAAGTGCATGTCTCTCTCCTCAGCCGAACGGTCCACCGGGGAACGCAGCGGCACCCTGGGAGCCCAGCTTCTCGAAGCCCCAGATGATGAGCGGATGACCGAGGTACGGCCAGGTGATCCAGAGGAACCCGGCGGCCACGACCATCCACACGAAGTCCTTGACTCCTTTCATTGAGGTCCCCCCTATCCCGGCGCGGCCGGGAGGTGCGTGCCCATAGCCATGAGCGCGGCGTGCAGATACGACCCGACGATTGGCGCGAGGGTCGAGAGGGCGATGATGATGAGCGCGCCCTCCAGGTACGCGTACCCCTTCCCGTGGTGCTCGTGGTGCATGAAGAAGAACATGCCGATGAAGGCGCAGATGACGCCGATCATCCAGCCCGTGCCCTGGTCGAACGAGACGATCGACGCGTAGAGCGTTTCGACCGAGGCCCCGACCTCCTTCAGGGCGTCCGGGATCATGGTCTGGAACAGGTCCGGGATGACCAGGTAGACCAGCAGCCAGCAGACGACCATGATCAAGATCACTTCCTTGAGGAGCGCCTTGGCCTTGCTGCCACCCATCTACCCGCCTCCCCGCTCGAACCCTGCGAACGGACGACGAATGCGCATCGCGTAACTCCTTCGACTCACTGATTGGAGGCGAGGGAGGGGTCCCGATAGCTGGATCGTTTGCTGGGACCGGAACCCCCTCCCGCCGACATGTGTGCGGCTGGCAAGATGATAGCATGTGTGATGCGATCTCATGCAAGATGTTGAGTAGGTGATCGCATCGGAGAGGGACGTTGCTGCGAAGCCGGTGAGGAACAACCTACCATGCCAACGCCTGCCGTGGCACGCCCTGGCACGATACTCTCGTGCCAGGAAGGGTCTGATGCGGTAGGGTCTGGTCATGGAGTCCCGCCTCGTCGCGTTACAGGACGCGATACGCGAGCACGGGATCTCACAGCGGACGATGTTCAGGATCGTGAAGCAGCACGGCTTGCGCCGGTTCAAGCTGCCGGGCAGCAACCAGACCTATGTCGATCGCCAAGACCTCGCCCAGGCCCTGCGCCCTCAGTTGAAGGCCGCTCCGCACCCCGGAATCACTCCCCAGGAGGAGCGTATGCAGACCGAGGACGGACGGAACGTGATGGTGGCGGCGGTCGTCCCCCACCCTGACGGATACCCGGAAATCCTGGTCAGCGTCAGGGTCCGAGGCGACGAGAAGGTCTACTCATGGATCGGCGGACACGTCCACAGGGACGAGACTCCCGAGCAGGCGGTGATCCGCGAGCTCCGCGAGGAGCTGGTCATCGACAGGCCCCGCGTGGTCCGCACGCTGGAGCGCATCGACCTCCACCTCGACGCGTCGCGCTGGTGGGGGCCGCGCTTCTCGGACGGCTACCTCTCCTTCAACCTCCTGGTCGACGTCGGATCAGCCGAGATCGAGGTCATCGACCACGAGGAGTTGAAGGAGGTCCGGTGGGTTCCGCTCGAGGAGCTGATCGCGGACTGGACGGCAAAGCTGCCGCCGGCGCTGCGCGACCCGGCCATCCGATCGGCCACCGAGGCGGTGAACGAGCGGGCCGCGCAGCTCAGGACCGGCTAAGGGCCGAAGCTCCCGAACACCTCGCGCTTCAGCACGAGGGCGCCGCCCAGGTTCGGCTCCGGTGGATAGACGCGCGCCCCGTCGATCGGGATGAACGCGGCAAGCTCCCAGCCCTCCTTGCCGAGGGCGTTGCAGATGTCCAGGTACGACTGGCCCCCGTAGTAGACCTTCTCGTGCCGGTACTCGTACCTGGCCGCCGTGCGGTGGAACTGCGGCAGCGCCATGGTCATAGCGTACCTACTGATCCCCCAGGTCGTCCATCAGCCGACCCTTCCCGTGCGGGTGCTGCGGAAGCGACTTCAACAGGGCCTCCAGCTCGTCGGGGTGCTTGCGCAGCGCCAGGTGGATCGCGGCCGCGACGACGTTCGACTGGACGATGCGGCCCAGCTCGTAGCTGAGGCGGTCGGACTCCTTGACCAGGAGCTCGTTGAGCGCCGTGGGCAGCGTGTACGTGTTGCGCACGACCGGCCCGGCCTCCGGCTTATCCTCGTCTGGCTCCGCCGGGCGCCGGCGCTTGCCCGGCTGGCGCGGCGCCTCCAGGTTCTTGAAGCGCTGGCTGAGGGCGGCGGATCGGGGATCGATCATTGGCGGTGGTCCTCACACTGAATGCGCAGGGCGGTCGCGATCTTGCGGAAGTCGTGGCTCACAGGGGCGTGGGGAGCTAGCTCCAGCACACTCATCCCTCTCCCCCACGCCTCGCGGATCACGGTCCGCCGGCGGATCCGCCCCAGCTTCGGCGGCGGCAACTGCTCGATCTCGGCCAGGACCCGCAGCGACACCTTCGTCTCGTCGACGAAGTTGGTCACAAAGCCGAGCACGTTGACCTCGATCTCCAGGTTGTCGCGGAGCGAGGCGAGCTGGCCGAGGAGCAGGTCGAGGGCTCGCATGCTGGAGTCCTCCGGCTGGACCGGGACCAGGACGCGCTTCGCGGCGACGATCGCGTTGTCCGTCAGCACCGAGAGGTTCGGCGGGCAGTCGATGAGGATGTAGTCGTACTCGCCCAGCTTGGGGATCACCCGGCTCAGGCGGAACTCTCGACCGGGCTGCGCCGGGAGAAGGTTCTCGGCCTGGAAGAGGTCCATGCAGTTCGGGACGACCCACAGGTTCTCTGTCCGCTCGATCGGCTGCGGCGCCGGCGCCTTCCGATCCATCAGGGCACCTGCCAGCGTGGGGATCTCGGCGTCGACGGGAATCTCCCGGAGGCCAAGACCGGCGGTGAGGTGTCCTTGCGGATCGAGGTCGACGAGGAGGACGCGCCTCCCTGACTCGGCGAGGGCGGCGCCGACGTTGGCCGTGATCACGGTCTTGCCGACCCCGCCCTTCTGGTTGGTGACTGCGATGCAATAGCACACGACATGCGAGAGCATACCTGATGCCATCACATCGCACATGCGATCACCTGTTAGCTGACTGCTCTCTCCGCCGCTTCAGGCTCTCCAGCCGCTTCTTCTGGCGGTTGATGTTGCCGCCCAGGTTGGTGAGCACGTACGCGGCCATCTCGCCCTTGCTGCCGATCATGTACGGGCACGCCTTCTTCGTGCTCAGGTAGTCGCGCTTCTGCGCCGCGTGGAGCACGTTCAGGTCGATCGTGCCGGCGCGGCAGGACGCGTTGAACGCCTTGATCCGCGCCCGCTCTGCCTCCAGGCCAGCGATGCGCTTCTCCAGCTGCTCGATCGCGTCCGGGTCGTCGCTGTAGATCGCGGTGTCGAGCTGGGCCTTGATGCCGCTCGCCCGCTGCTCCATGCGCCCGGCCTTCTCCAGGCTCTCGTGGGCGCGGTCCTCCCTGGCGATCACCCGCGCCCGCTCCGGGATGTGCCCCGGCTGCGTGTTGAACGCGTGGTCCTCGGTGAGGTGCCGGTCCCGCTCCAGCGTCGCCGCGGCCGCGACCTGGCGCTTCTCCGCCCAGTCCATCAGCCGATCGGCACGTGCCTCCCTGCGCGCTCGGTACATCAGGCGACCTCCTCGATCTCGGCGGCCTCGGCGCCGATGACCACCAGCACCGTACGAACGGTGGTGCCGGACTCCTTGAACGCGTCCTCGGGCAGCGGTCGCAGGTAGCCCCTGTCGTCGATCAGCTCGCGGAACTCGACCGTCTTGCGGTTCTCCCTGAAGCCCACCCCGGCCGACATGATCGCCACCAGCCAGCCGTCCGGCTTCAGGAATGACATCGCATGGATCACATGTGAGATGTCCTGCTGCTTGGCGAACGGAGGGTTCATCACGATCCGGTCGTAGGTGGGGGAGGGGTGCTGCTTCAGGAAGTCGCAGCGGCGCACCTTGTTGAAGCCCTTGCCGACACACATTCGCGCCCGCTTCTCGTCGATCTCCATCACGTCGACCGTGGCGCCTCGCCTCAGCGCCGCCGCGGCGAGCCCAGCGCCGGTCCCTGCGCTGGGCTCCAGGACGCGGTGCCCCTCTCGTATGCCCGTGTGGTGCATCACCTGGTCAGCCAGCCAGCGGGGAGTGGGGTAGTAGCCGAGGTCGGAGAAGGTGGTCACCTCACCGCGGAGCACGACCTGCTCGATCGCGTCGGCCGCGTCCCCGTCGAAGATGTGCGCCTTGGCCTTTCGGTTCCACTTTCCGCCGGCGGCCTCGAGCACCTTGTTCGTGGAGAGGTAGAGCTTGCGGTCCAGCTGCTCGGGGAGGACCAGGCCGGTCCCGTCGGTGGTGCAGTTGGTCAGGACCAGGAGGACGTCGTCGGTGACCTTCACTCGGCTTCCCCGAAGATGTAGGTGAACACCGGCCTTCCGCCTGGAGCGTCGAGGAAGCCCACGCGATCGCCGTTGAACGCGAGCAGGTGCGCCTTCGGGTACTCGGTGAAGCCGTTGTGAATCTCCCTCCCGTCGTCGAACTTGGCGTCGAAGCGGAAGCCGTTTCCCTGTGCTTTGGTCGCCGTGCGGGAGCCACTCACCTCTGGGTGGGCGGCATTGATGCAGCGGAAGCGGACTCCGGGCCGCAGGTGCCGCTTGAGCGCGGCGAGTGACGTGATGTCTGCTATGAGCATGGTGTCTCCTTGGGATTGGGGTCGTGTGCAAGCTGTGGCGGCCGCTGCCGCCCGGTACGGCCCGCCGAACCTCTCGGACGCCGTCCGGGGCTCTCCGGGGCTCTCAGCGCGAGTCCAGACGCCGCGCGTTCTCTCGAATGACGGCGTCGAGGAACCGCTGAAGGCGGAAGCAGGTTCGGTTGAGGCGCGGCTGAATCCATTCGGTCGCATCGTTCGCATGCGAGATGACATGCAGGGCCACGACCACGGCTATGACGACAGGGGTCATCCGCGCCACCCACAGGTGGGTGCGCATCAGGCCGCGTCCTCCCTCACCAGTTCGGCAACGTACTCCTCGGCCTGACGAGCGGCCTCGCGCACGGCTTCCAGGGCGGCGATCGCTTCATCGATCTGGCGCCATCGATCTGCTGCCGCAGAACGCGCCCGCTTGGCTTCGTCCAGGATGTCCTCGGACGCCTGCATCTCGGGGTCGGGTGGGGGAGAGGGGGCGACCGGCGTGGGCTCCATGGCGAGTCGGCGCTCCCGCACGTCGGCGGGCTCGGGGATGCCCTCGGCAGCCTGCTTCTTGGCCTCTGCCTTGAGCCGGTTGCGCTCGCTCATCCTCTCGGCGGCTGCGGCGCGCTGCTCCGGGCTCCAGTTGGGTCGCTTCCGCTCCTTCACCTCCGGCTGCTCGGGCCCCGGTGCCTGCTCGACGGGCTCGGGCTCGGGCTCCCGCGCCAGGACCCGCAACTTCTCGCCAGCCTCGGCCGCCATCTCCTCTGCCGTCTTGCGGCGCACGGGGACCACGATCGGCTCGGGCTCGGGCTTCTCGTCGCCCTGGTCGTGGTGCTGAGCGCACACCTCGGAACAGAACGTGATCCTGCTGACGTCCGGCATGGTCCCGCCGCGCAGCTGGCGCTTGGTCCTGGTCACCAGCTCGGGCCCGTCGATGTCGACGGGCCTCCCGCAGAACTGGCAGGGGAGCATGGCCGGGCCGTATGGGCTCTCGATTGCGACGGCAGCCATCACGCGGCCACCTCTTCGAGGATCCGGAACGCGTCGGGGTCGATGTCGAAGCGCGGCCCCTGGATCGTCGCATCGCTGCGGATCGGCATGATCAGGGCCTGCGCCCCTCCCAAGAAGTCGAACCTGATCGGGAGATGGGGGCCGTCGGCCCGGAACAGCACCGGCTCGGGATGCTTCCGGTCGATGCGCAGCGCGTCGAGCAGGTAGCGCGCGTCCAGCGTGATCACGCCGCTGGGGTGGTCGAGCCGGACCGCCGGGAACTCGGTCTTGCGGATCTTGTGGTAGGCGACAGCCGCCGAGCAGACCGCGACGAACTCCTCGGCCCAGGTGACCTCCATGTTTCCGGGCTCGATCGGCGTGACGGCATCCAGGCCGGGGTACCTGCTCCCGGCCTGGATGCCGATCGCCGCCCCGGTCTTCCGGTGCCACAGGCCGGCCGGGAAGCCCTCCACGGGAGCGCGGTGGAAGCGGTGTCCGTCCGTCGCCTCAGCGACTCCGTCCTCTCGGACGTGGATCCCGCAGAGCACCCCCTTGGCCCGCATCTCATCCCTGGACGCTGCG